GCCACAGTTCAGCCCAGACCGCGCTTCGGTACCAACACCCGAGCACTGAGGACTTGGTTTTAAAACTCTCGGAGTTACAGTGATGGCTTATTTCGTAAAAGTTAAAGTGGTAAAGAAAATCAAGTGCGCTGAGTGTAAAAAGAAATTTGAACCGAATACCGCCCACCCCCGAAAATTCTGCTCTCTGTTGTGTGCGACGCGACAAACATCTAGGTTGTGGGAGAGAAAAAAACGGAAGAAATTGAAGAAATTGAAACAAACTAGGAGGGGATGACAATGGAAGGATGTAATATAAACAATCGACACTGCTATTGCACTGTAACAACAACGTGGCAAACCGTGGAGTATTACCAAGTGCTGAACCATAGTCGCCAAATTGTAGTTTGCCAGTTTTGCGGAGAGGTCAAAGACCCTTTTTCACAAATCCAGTCCGTTCAGACGGTTCCTGATGTGAAACCCAGCAGCAATGTCGAAAGGCGCAAGCCGTAGGCCACCAGCATTGCGAAATGTTCATTCCTGGTGCTTTTTTTGTCTCCTGAATCTGCCGCATCCTTGACTCTGCGAGCGCCCGAATTTCAGACGCCAGCTTGATAGGCGGAGGATCGCAGTCCAGTGTGAAAATTGCATCCTGCATCACACCGTCCTCGTTTATCTGGTCGATCCATTTTGCGCGTGAGATCGTGTCCTGCTCCTCGCGCCATACTCGCGTCCAGTCTTTCGAAAAGCCCTCTCCCGTTCTCTTGCGAATACGCAAGGTCCGCGACCGTGGATGCAGGTAGCCTTGCGAGAATGGCCCGATGTGCTTCCCGTTCCGGCGCTGTCCGATTACAACGACGTGGATGGTCATGGGCAGTTCATAAACCGACTGCTCTCCCAAACTCTTCCACGAATACTGCTCTGCCTTGGAACGCTCATCGCTCCATCGGTCTACGATTAAAACCCTATGCAAACGCACGCCAGAGGGGTCCAGGAAGGCAGACGAGGCCCAACTGACACCTTGGACCGTCCGATCCTCTGGTCGCGCCCAGGGAGGCTCTAATGCGCGAAGCAGTATGGTCACTAAGTCTGCTAAGGCCGCGTTGTGCAAGGCTATGGGGTAGACGCCGGAACCTTCGATGTCCAAGCCGCGCTCTGCTGCCAGCGTCATCACATAATCCCCTGCTGTTTGGCCGGGATCGTCTTCCTCGGACATCAGACCAACGTCTACCGCCCGTCTCAGGATTTCGGTTGGATGGATTCTGGAAAACTCCCAGTCTCGGGAATAAAAGCCTGCTCTTGGACACCGATCAGAAGCGGCCAGAAGATCAGCCGAGAACACTACCGCTCCTCGCCCGTGGGCATGTTCGGGTTGGTGGACCGCATCTCTTGCAACTCGCGCTTTTGAACACCAGTAGGCTTGCCCTGTAGAGAACGCAGCATGTTTCCAGCGGTAGCACCAGCGGCAAACGTAGTTCCAGACACAAGGCGATTCAACGCAGCCACATTCCCCGCTTTTATTGCTGCCAAGCCAGCATCAGTTGTCATTACGTGGATCAAGGGCAGAAACGGCAGACCAATCATATTGCGATAGAACGTGCTGTGTAGGCCATATCCGACTTTTAATTCCTTTCCGACTTTTTCAGAAGCCCGGTCGAGTACGTCGGCTGCTTGGCGGAGATTAGAAATTTCTTTCGGAGTAAAAGCTCTCTGAAGATCGCCGGATTTGCTCAGTTCATTTAGGCGATTGACGATACTTGGCCCACGCAGTTGTGTCGGGACTGGGCTTAGATCGGGCGATTGTTCTGCTATTGGAGTGCCCTTCGTTCGTCTTCGAATTGCATCTGCCACCTTCCGCAGCGCAAAACCTTTTGACCAAAGACGATTTGCTTCTTTCCAGTCATCAAGAAGTGGAGTGTCTTTCAACGCCGCGTCCATTTTGGCGTTCATCCCAGACACTTCATCGCCAATCTTGTTTTTCAATGCTGCATCCGAAGTCGAGCGCTGCATTTTCAAGAGCTGCGAACGAATCTTAATGTAGGTCGAAAGCGGCTGGCCCGTCGTACTCGGTACAAGTCCCTGCTCTTTCAGGTTTTGCCATGCAACCGGATCAGTCTCAGGTGTGAATGTGCGACCGTTGATGACAACCCAATCGCCTGCCCCTTCGGTTACTTCAACGCCGAGTTTCTTCGCTCGCGCAATCGCCTGCTCTGTGATCTTCGAAACATTCTCCAACCTGTCCGGCACGGTAATAAGAGATTTGTCCAGCGCGTTATACATCGGTCGCGCTTTGGCAAAGGTCGTTTCTTCTGCGTCGGTCATTGCTTCGGCAGGTTCATCTTTCATCCGCCCGAACATGCCAGAGGTTTGCTGCGCGACATTCCTAATTACTTGCTTTATGGCTGCCTGTTGTTTCCGCGCAAATTCAGTAAATTGAGCTTCTCCAAAACCGGAACGTTTAAATGTCGCCTGTGTTCGTCCCATGAATGTTTCCGGCTTCGCTTCGCCAATGAGCACGGGAACTTTCTCTCCCCCAATTGGTACGTCGATTGGCTGCATACCCTTTTTGATGGATGGAGGTATCAGTGCCGCTCCGCCCTTCGTAAAAGTGTCAACCGGGTGCCTGATAGCTTTGGCCGTTGCGCCAATTGGGGATTCCGTGATCCCTCTCCCTTTAACATCCCCCAACATCGGCAAGATATTCGCCGCTGTCGCGCCCCAGTCCACATCTCCGCCCTCGTACTGACGCATGACCGGATTGAGAGATTTGATGTCTGCCCAGAGTTCTTTGTAGTTGGAAGAATCCACAATCGGCCAGTGTTTCGCAAGCAAAAGGCTCACCAGAGCTTTGGGCATTTTGGATAGCTGCGTTTCAAACGAAGTCAGGTTGCGAGCAAGCGATCCTTCGCCAGTATCCCCGTCATTAGGAAGAGTCCCTTTCGGGGGTGGAGCGCCAACGCCAGAAGCAAGGTTGACATTCGGAGGAAGGGAGGAATCTATGTTACCAGTGGCATATTTCGCCCACGGTCCATTTTGTTCTGTTGCGTATTTCTCCCAAGGATCGGGCATTATTGTGCGACCTTTGTCCAACTACTCTTATCAGCAGGATTGCCGCCAATGAAACGGTATCCACCGTCTGTTGTTCCAATCGCCGGGACGTTACTCAGATTGAATGCTCCGTTGTAAGCGGCTTGCTTGGCATTCAACCACTCTCGCGCTCCGTCTACCATCTGCCGTATTAGGTCAGTAGGAAGCGCACCAGTTGTAGTGTCATTCGCCCATTGCTCGATTGTAGCCCCCCAACCGATCTTTTTAATGTAATCCAAGGCTTGTGTCGTGAAGCGTCCTGCACTAGCTCTTTCGAGAGCCACGGCAAGACGTTTCTGATTGAAAGCATCGTCTGGTTTACTAGCAACGTCATTCGCAGTCGTCATCAAACCTTTAGCATCGTCTAGTTCAGTTTGGGCTTTATTTTGAGAAGCCGTATTTTTGTGTCCGACTGGTGCTCCCTCAGATACCACGCCAGCGCCGTTTTTAGCTAACTTATTTTTCATCGCACCAACTTCTTTCATCTGCTGACCCGCTGGTTTTGTCGGCGTAGTTGGCTTGTTTGAACGTAATCCCGGAGGGGCTGGCGTGCCGCTCCCATGAATAAATTTCTGAGTTACTCCGCGCATGATTACTGGAACTTGATCCCCGTTAGCCTTGGTTACAATAACCACCCGATCACCCACCGTGCTTGCTTCCGACTGCATGGCCTTCCATGTCTCGTAAAAAGCCTTTTGCTCCGGCTTCATGTCCTTCCACGCTACAGGTGGATCGAAGGAATTACCGTAAGATTCAAGGCTTATTTCAGTGCTGGTTTCAGGCTTTGGTGGTTTTAGCGCTGGTTTCCATCCGGCGAGAACGTCTTCTGGAATATTTTGCCCTGCCGAATTAACGACATTAGAAGGATCAGCCTCTTCTCGGTAAATCGTCATCGGATTCCCGGCAGAATCAGTTCCGTCTTCCCGCTTAAACTTTGGCTTTGTCGGTTTCTCCTCAATTCCACCCTGTTTCTTTGCCCACGTCTCCGCTTGCTCTGGCGGTAAGTCTTTTCCCGTCGCTTCCTTCCAAATCTTCTGAAAGTCTTTGAACTTGTCTGGCTGTTGCGGTGCCGCCGCCGTCATCGACGCGACCGATGGCAGATTGTTGATTGGCTGCTTCTGGGTCGGCTCCTGTTGGCGAAACACATGCCGAAATAGTTTCTTGACTCGCCCAAGAGCGTCGGGATTGTTCGACGGATGCAAGAGTTGAAAGAGTTGGTCGCGCTCGCCACTGAGAGCCTTTGTCAGTTCGGGATCACCGGGATTCTGCCCGAGCTTTGCTTGAATGCCCTTCATGGTGTCTACGTGCATCTGTACAGCATCTTCCAGAGCTTCATCGGAGAGATTCTGTCGGCGCTGTTTCTGCGCTTCAATGCGGTTGACAACATCTCCCGCGCCCGCCGCTCCCGCAAAGCCTTCGACCAAACCCTCAAGAAGTGGCATTATCCCCCCGTTCCGCCCGCGACTCCAGACACAATTTGGGCAATGCTGTTGAAAATATCTTCCCACTTGGCCTGATTTTGTTTCTGCATAGTAGTGGCTGCATTGAAGCCTGCCTCGTGCCCGCTCAAGCCAGTGCTCAGAAGGCCGCTTCCCGACGATCCCAAGGCTCCTGCCGCTGTCCCAGTCAGTTTTGAGATCATGCTGTCAATCGAAGACCGCGTAGTGTCGTCAGTCGTTTGCATGAAGGCATTCGTGCCGCCGCCGCGGTTGCCAAACTCAGACGCGGTTTTCTTGGCTTGCTGCCCTTGTTTGTTGACCGCGCTCATCTCCGGCCCGAGCACTTTGGAAATCTGGCCCATGTCGCCAGAGAGAATCGCCTTCCAGAAATTGTCGCTCGCAAGGATGTCGCCTTCGCCTTGAGACGTAGCAAAGTTGGAAAGCGCGGCAATGTCGCTGTACTGCGTTTTCTCGTTCCCGCTTGGCCCGAAGCCGATGCCGAAGAAACCGTCTTCGTTTTTCCAGAGGTAGCGCAACCATTGTTTCAGCATAATTCCCTCGTTTCTATCCTACCCCACTCGTCAATGAGTAACGCAAACGTGGTCAGGATCAGAACCATCCCGGTACAAGTTCCCTGCGACAAGTCCTGCTGCCACTGCCGCCCCGTTATTCGCAAAGACTTGCAAATTTTTGATGCTCATAGTGCTGTATAGCTTCGGGCTGTAAAGTGACGCTCCGCTGTCCAGCACGACTGGCCCGCTCCCAACCGTGCTGTCCATCAGGTCAGAAGCTCCAGGCCGAGCCGCCGTGAATGCCCCGCTCGCTGCGTTGTAGCTCGTCAGAAAGTAGTGCGGCACGAAGCTGAAAGTCTGTGCAAATGGCGGAATCGTCGTAGCCCACCAGTTCGTGCCGTCGAAAAATACCAGCGCAAACTGACCCACCGGGATCAGCCATGAACTGAGATTATTGATCTGCCCGGTCGTAGGCGTGAGAGTTGCAAGCCCAAGACACTGATTTTCGATTACCACATAGAACGGCGCGGCAATCGTGCTTGTCAGTGATACGGCAAACGTAGCTGCCGATTCCAGAATGAGCAGCGCACCAAAATCCCCCGCCACCAGACTGTACGCCCCGGTGCTCTGCTGGTTGACAATCCCGATGCTTGAGCCGCTTGGAGCTGATCCGCCAGCCACCTGGCTCAATGCAGAAGTGGCCATAATCGTTTTGGTATTCGCATTGACTTTCGGGACGAGATTGGCAATCGCCTGATTCAAGTCATCCAAACCGGAAAAGGCGTAGCGCAAGGCTTGGGCGACCATCGGATGCACGTCATCCGGCAGAACAAACGGCAGACGAAATGAAGTAGGTGCACTCACGAGAATGGCTTCAGAACCTTGTAGCCCTCAGTTCTGCCCCATGTCCCAACTTTCAGTTCCATGTCATTCTGCCATAGCAAAAATGGGGAAGCCGAGCTTATAAACCCTTCGATCAACTTCCACTTATTTGCTGGCAAAGTAACCTTCTGCTTGATCTCGCTTCCACTAGAACTCGGGAGTGTGATGGTGATCGCGGGCCATTGATCGAACGTCAGTAAGAGTGTAATCGCCGTTGTCGAGCTATAAGCGATGTTCATTTCCCTCGCGTGCTGCCAACCGACTCCGCCCAGACTCTTCATTAAAAAGTGGAAACTTAGCCGTTGGTAAACATCGTCATCCATTGGAATGATCGAAGGCTGACAAATATCAAGGATCGTCCCTGAGTTGACCGGCCAAGTAAAAACTACGCCGAGATCGCGCGCGTAGAGACCTTCACTGTCGTTGAAGTCGAGAATGATCGCGTTGCGGCCTTGCACTGTTGATTCATTGATTGCAATGCTCGTAGTCGGAACCGCTGTTTCGTAAAGCGCCGTGCATGGCTGGACGTAAAGCGAGAGATCGGGAACAAACGCACCCGAGGTATAGCTCGGGATGCAGGATGTTCCGCCACCGCCACCGCCACCGCTTGTCAAAACGTTCAAAGTCACCGTGACAGTCTGTGGTGATCCGGTCGCTCCCGTTGCGGTGATTGTGAGATGCCCTATGTAAGTACCGGGAGCAAGTCCTGTGATGTTCACGCTTGCGACCACGGTCGCAGCGCCAGTACCGCTTGCAGGCGAACCGGAAAGCCAAACGGAATCCGATGCGACTGTCCAGTTCATTGTTCCGCCATTTCCGTTCGAGATGCCGACGTTTTGAGAGGCTGGATTTGAACCGGATTGTAGCGCTGAAAACGTTAGCGCCGTTGGTGACACGGCGAGAATCGGAGTGCTGCCAGAACCATAGAAAGCCGCAGCTACACTCCCCCAAGTGTTCGCGACTCCCAAGGAATTGAAGTAAGCAGGATAGGTTCCTGGCGTAGCGTTCGCAATGTATTCAGCAACCCCATAATACGGCCAACTCCCGCCCGTCGTGGCTGGAGTTAGGGTAAATCCACTTCCCGCATTGACAGATGCAACTTGAAAATTGCTAGCCACCGCAAGCACAAGGTCAGTATTAGGAACGGTCAGGTTGCCCGCGCTCGGATTAGCAGTCAAGCCGGTTGCCGATGCAGAAGCGTCAACAGCTCCGTATCCATTTGCTTCGATCAAATAGCCCATCACACTAAGACTGGTGGCATTGGTCGGCGTAGTAATTTGCAGCGTGGTGTTGACAGCGCTGCCCATAGAGGCTGCGGATTGGATGTAATAAAGGGCGGCTCTACTGACGATGTAATGGTTCGCGGAATATAACTGTTGTGGACTAACTCCACTATCGGCAACGAGCGTCCACACAAAGCCGGGAGTGCTCGGGGGAACGATGGTTGGAGTTGGCACAGGAGACGTGGATTCGTCCACATAGGCAATCAAGAGACAGTAGAGGCTGTTACCTAAAACAGTTGCATTCGCAAAATTGATCGTAGTGCTGAGCGAAGAGACGCCAGTGTTGTTATTCGCCCACTTTGCCGCCGAATCTTGAATGATTGTGCCCATCAGCTTTTACTCTGCTTCAACATACACATCACCGAAATGCTTCAAAGCTCTTACGTCTCCCGCAATCTCGCATCGCGTCAACACAACCGCGCACGCCGTCTCGACACCAGAATCCACCAGCGGTCGCACCGAACCGTCAGAGCATCCCACCAGCGTTCCGTTCACGTTCCCGCCCTCTTCCAGCCGGTGAATCCGCGCCGGGTACTCGTAGGCATCCACAACCCAACCCTTACCCTGAATGTCATAGACCAGCGTGCGGTAGTAGCCGTTCACGTCCAGGTAATCGTAATACAGATAGCCGTTCGCGCACTCCATGCTCTGATACGTCGGCTTCGTGTCGTCTGGCGGGTAGACCGTGTAGGCTCCGCGAGTCACCGGCTGCGGAATCACGCCTTCGTGCGGGAAGAGATTGTAAATGTCTTCGCTGATCGACTTGGACTGTACCCCGCCCGCCGATGCGTGAATCCCGTCTTTCACGCGGAAGAAGATATTCCCGCTCGCTTCCATCGCTAGTGCCTTCGGGATATAAAGACCACGATCAATGCTCGATTCCTGAAGCGTCCATGTCGAACCAACTGTGCCCAAAACAGTAGCGTTCGCGTTGAAGAAGTTTGGCAGAATCAGCCATGCCCGTTCTGTTGAGAACAGCACTCCGCGCCCACCGCTCATGGCTCCGTTGACCAAGGCTTCCGATGGACTGGTAACATCCATCTGGTTTGTGTCGGGAGCGGAATCGAGATTATTTCCCTTGCACCAATAAAGCGTGCCCGGTCGCAGAGGATCGCCTACACCAAAAATAAAGTTGATGTTGTCGGTTGGGCCGAACAGGTAAGGCAACGGCTGTGCTGCCAAATCCGGCTCCGCGATCTCATAAACCAAGCCAGTTCCATCACCCGGTACAACTACAACCTCAACTCCGCCCTCGACGGTCACGTTGCTGGCTGTCAATTGCAGCGTAGACGTTGGCCGCTTGTCCAAGGTGTAAGCGACGGTTCCGATGATGATGACGGTTCCCGGCAACCAGCGCACATTGAATTTGTCGCCAGAAACCCACGTAACCACGCCGCTCGTAACATCTACCGTCCCGGCTCTCGGCAAGTCGATAGATGGAAATGGCTGATAATTGTCGAATTGCAAAAGCGGGTTTGCCGCCACTTCAGTATCGAGCAGAGTATCGCTAAACGAGACGCTGGAGTTTGGACCCGTTCCGACGTAAGTGAAATTCAAGAGGCCAGTATCAATCCGATACCAGTCAATTTTGTCCACTTGCGGATCGGTTGAAGGTGTCGCCGTAAGCGTGTTTGCCAGTACGGAAAGGTTTTGTTCTGGAGATGCAGGAGAAGGATTGGAAGTCGCTCCAGTTTTCGATCCCCGGTAAGTGTAGCGATACTGCGCGTCGGTGATAACCTGCTGCGAAATTGGGAGGATGTTCGATGTCCCAGCGCTGACCGAGCCAGCACTGCACAAGAGTGTCAGAACAGGATAGTAGTGATACCAGAAGTCCCAATCAATTTCAAAAGGATAGTTTCCGGCTGCGGAGAAGTTCAGAACAACCGTCGATCCGCCAAACGTACTTGCTTCGCCGAATCCGCCACCGCCGTCATGCTGATCCGGGTTGCGCGGCAGCAAGGAATAACCGTTAAGCGCGGTCTCCGTTTGGCCCGCAAATGAATTTTGACCGCCAAAAGAGCCGCTGCCGTAGCTAACCACGCTGACCTTCCCGATAGCGTTGTTTCCAATTCCCCAGATGATGTCGTCCTTGAAATAGGCGGTAAGCGTGTAGTTTCCTGCCGCTGGAACGTAGAACGTTCCTGTGATCGCGCAGCGGAAGTTTTGGTATCCACCGCCGCCAGGAGCCGGAGTAAAGAGTGGAACCGTGCCTTGAACCGCGACTGCTTGGTACGCCACATTGCTTGCAGGAGCCGGACTGTAGGCTACGGTGATCGAGAATGTAGTGTTTGTCGGCGCTGGCGCGGCAGCGATTGTAAATAAGCCCGTGCCGATAATGACCGAATTTCCTGCCGCCAAACCGCCAAACTGCGAACCATTCACCCATGCGATATTCAGGCCCGTGGCATCAACGTTCACCGTGCCGTTGTAGGACTGGTATTCCGTCCATTGAATCGGATTCACGCCAGGGTTTCCGCCAATGTCGAACAGTAGAGAGTTCCCTGTCACCGTACCAATGGGCGGAATGCTAACCAGCACAGGGCCGCTCGCTCCAGTATCGCCAGCATTTTTCCAGATGAATTCTCCAGGGGCCGATCCGGTGTTCAGGTTGCTCCAATACTCAACCGTCACCGGCCCAAGCAAGGAAATGGCAGACGCGGACGGCACTGGAATCGACGTGATTGTGGGAGCCGCTTGCGGTTCTGCGATGCCCATTGAAAAACAAAGGCCATCGGAGCGCACTTTAAGCATCCCGTTTGGAACTAACGTACTTCCGCTTGAAGAATCAGTGTAGACACCGGTTATCGCGGAATCTCCCACGTACATCCACGGTTGCACGCTGGCCGCTGGACGAAATGGGATCAGAGACAAAGGATTTCCACTCAATCCACTTGCGACTTGTACAGAATTTGCGTAGAGAAGACCCGCAGCGCCGCCAATCAAGACGTATCCCGCTACTGGCCCAGCCGGTGTCAGATCGTTCAGTCTGCGAAGCGAGTGGACAGAAGCTCCGAGCGTCATGGTTGACGAATCTTCTGCTGCGCGGGCGGAAGTCCGTTCTCCGACGTAGGCGCGAACGTTTTGGGCATAAGCAAACTTACCGGGAGGCAGACCGTCAGCCGGCAGTACAGTGTTCATGCCGTGCATCCCTAGCCGTTCACCGGGTTTGTTCCGTTCGTAAGGTCTGCCCATTTAGTCTCTCGGTTGCGCGATATTCTGTTTCTGCCCTACCTGTCCCACTACATCTCGGTATAAACCCATGTTAGCAAGGCGTTTATTCGTACTAATGGCTGCTTGAAAAAAGTTGTTCTCCAAATCTTTTGTTGATGAGAATACGGCACCCCCGCACTTAAACGTCGCCAGCATTTGAGCGTAGTCCAGAATCACGTCAAACACGTCCCGGCTGACTTGCACGTAGTCTGCATCCAAGGTCGGTATGGGAGCGTTTTGCACAAGAATTACACCCACTGTGGAAACGACTCCTACCGGGCACGGCGCTACAAAGTCCATTCCGGCCTGAATCAGTGTTGACCACGCGGAAGCGTTGACTTCCCATTCCGGCGAAAAGGCGTCGAAATCCTTGAGTGCCGGAGTGTCAACCGGCAATCCGTTCACTGTGGCGCTTAGGAGCCAATTAGAGCGTGCCATGATTTTCAAGGCGTCTGAGTACCTTTTCAGGCAGTAATCGCCTCTGAAGTGATCTGTGGCCTCGGATTCGCGGTTTAAGAGGTCGGCCAGAGCGCCCCACTTGGCGACCCAAGCCCAGTCGTCCGGCACCCCCAAAAGCGTGCTTGCCGGTGGCGCAAAAACCAGCCCCGACTTGAGCGCGATCACATCGTAGTTTCCGGTCACAGGAACAGCCGTATCGACATCCATCGCCAAGGGCGGTTCGGTAATCACACTCCATGACGACGGCAGCGCATGACTTTGCAAATACCCCGGCTCAAAGGCGTCAAATTGCAAGGTGTCTTCCCGGCAAAGCGTGATCGGTCCAGCCGTCGAATCAGGGATGAATCTTGCCCGAATTGGTTCCAGCGTCGAATCAGGGAAATACGTTCTGCGCTGACCGTAGGTAGAAGCCAGCGCGGGTAGCTGTGTCAGGTTGCATCCTGAGATTTGGATCACCTCATCTCTGCGTCTCTGCAAGGCATACTGAAGGTCTGAGAGTGAGAACTGCGAGGTTCCTGTCCACGTTCCGGCTCCCGTGGGCGGCTCAAGTAAGTGAAATTGCAGGAGGGTGTAGAGGTAGGCGTCTGTCAGGGTTCGAAGGCGGAGAGAGCCGGATTGTGTGGACAGGTTGTACCACGTAACTGCGGGGTTGGTGATAAAAGAAAAGCTCTCATTGAACTGCTCTGTTAGAGCATTCCAAGTGCGGAGTGCTTCCGCAAGATAGATGCCATTCTCAGCATCCGTCCAAAACGTATTCCCAGTATCGGCAAGCCGAGCGGCAAGTGCTTGCCGAGCTTGTAAATAAGTAAGCCACGTAAACTGGGACAATCGTCACCGCTTTCGTCTTGCTTTCTTCGTGCGCCGCTTCTTTGATTGACCACTCTCCGAAAGCCCAATCGCAATCGCTTGCGCTCTCGATTTCACAACACGGCCATGCTTTGATCCGCTGTGCAAAGTCCCTTTTTTGAACTTGTGCATCTCGGTTTTCATTCTGCTACGCTTGGCCTTTTTTGACGCCTTTCTGCTCAATCTCGGCATACTCGCTAACTCCACTTCGTTATAGAGCGGGTCGCTCATTGTGCAAGCGCCGCCAGATCAGCTTGCAGTTGTGTAAGATTGAATCCTGAGTAGGTCTTTCCGCTCAGTTGGTTGATCCAGTCCTGCGTAATTACGCAAAAGGCTTGGTTGCAAATTTGCTGGAAGCACGGCCATCCCATCTGCTGCAAGGCTCCCCATGTGACGCAGGTGCAACCCTCAGAGCCGTAGCCGAAGATCGGAACAGAGTGACCGCCAAGATCGGAGCCGGAAGGATTGTCCCACGCTTCGCTGGCGTTGAACTGATCCATCATGCTCTGATAGACCTCGATGCCAAGATCGACGCCACCGAACAGCCACAAAGCCTGCTCGACTTCGGTCTGGTTCGTCTGGTCAATCTCGGCCCATGCCACGATCTTGTGAATGACTCCGCCGACCGTCATTCCGGTCTGCTGCCAGTAGTTCAAAACGTCGGCAATATTGGCCCCGTTGTCGGTCGATGGATCACGGGGAACGTACCCAGTGATGGCGGAATAGATGGCTAGGACTTCCGTAGTCGTAGGCACTACCATCGTCCCGGTGTGCGCCGTTGCCAGCATAATCATGTGGGCAATGCAGGCGCACGTGCAGTCTCCAACCGTATCGTTCCCTTCCATTTCCCAAGGCTCTTGAACTTTGTATTCCCAGTAAACCTTGACTGGAGGCGATGGCACTGCGCCCAGATAGTCGCTGAGTTGGAGTATCGGGCCACGGAACTTCATTGGCGGTGTTGCTTTAAAGTCCATATCAGCCCTTCCCAATCTTAGCCGCTCGCTCTTGCAGCTTCTTCAGCTTCTTCGCTTCGGCTTTCTTAATGCGGTCGATCTTAGCTGCGGTCGCGGAAACGTTGGTACCGCCACCAAAGCTGATGCCGGAGTAAAAGAAGAACCCATTGCTGCTCGCTCCCGGCAGGCTAGGCCCGAAATGCCCCCAGCCGCCCTTGAATAGCAGACTGTAGGTACCCTTACCCGTGGGATCGTAGCCAAGCCCTAAGCCCCCTAGCGCGGCAAAGCCTTGGCTCGACGGGTTGCTCCCATACTGCAACCTTCCCAATCCAGCCTCGCCCGTCAGAAACGGCATGAACTTGCCGCAACTGAGCGACGTGTTGGCGAGTATGGGGCAGAGTGGCGAAATGTCCCAACTGTCACCGCCAAAGTAGCCGGTGTAGGAAGCTCCGGGCATGGTAATGAAATCGGCCTGAATGCGGTTGTTGGTTGTGAACTGGGTTCCAAACGTCACATCCAGCGCAGAGGTTTGGTTGTAAGGACCGCCAGTAAGGAAGCTGAGATTGACCTGGTACTGCGAAGCGTTGATCGGCGGATTCTGCGCGAAGGCCGCTACACTGAGAAGCAGAACAGCAAGAAACACGTTTTTCATAATTTCTCCTTTTTCAATTACCACCACCAGTCCCAGAGGTGTCGCTCGTCGTAGGGTCCAGATACGTTATGGTCTGCGGTCCCTCCGCGAGCGCGTCTTGGATTTTCACGAACAGAATATCAAACTCAGCGACCGAGTGCCCGATGAAGTCCTGCCCGATTATACTGCCAACAAGACAGCAATCCTTGGTATCCTTTGGCAAATTGCCCCAATGAATCTCAATGCCTATGTGACCAGGCACGTCGTTTACGAACGGCATCCAGCGGTCGAAGTGATCTGACCAGTCAATCGTGAGTGGATAGGTACCAGCCGAGATTGGGTTCTTCGGTTCCAGAGTGTAACATTCGTGCACGCCCCGGAAGAACATTTCCCCGAGCGTGCACTGCGTATCGGGCTGTTGTCGCTGCACCACAAGCAGGCTGTTCATCTCGAATCAATGTTCTCCTCTTGTTTCGGAGACGGGGAGATATTGGCGTAGCTCGGCTCGTGAGACAACATAAAGCGATCCAGCCGTTCCGTTCGGGCGTCGATGGCCTGCACCTTATGCAGCATCTCGTTATGGTCATGCTCGATGAGCGTCAACCGCTTGTCGAATGCAGACCAGCCGAGCGACAGGGCGACGATGAGTACGACGATGTTGATGACGGTGCCGATGTTGAACGCACCGTCCCACTTGATTGCCGAGCTTGTCCCGTTCACGTTTTGGCTCCCTTACTTGAACAATATTGACGCTACCCAAAATGCCAAGCCCGCGCTCACAAAGTTAAACCGCTGCGGCCACGGCGCTCCAACAGCGATCCATGGGCCAAAGAACGTGCCGATTACAAACAGCACAAATGCAAAAACAAGCAATACGGTGGTAATCATAGTGTTTTCTCCTTATTGATTCATGTACTTAAACGGCCAAATTGAAGTGATTGCCGCCACGGGAGAGACCACGATCTTCTTCCATAGCGGAGCATCTGAGTTCCAAACTTCCGACCACGGCGACTGGTCTTTTTTAGCGTTCAGATCGTTGGTCATCTGTTACTCCTTGTTAGCCGCTTGCTGCGCAGCGACTTGCAGGTTCGTGGGCGACTTGCTCGGCAACGGAGCAGGCATCTGTGGCAAGAATCCGTTCAGGAATGGAATCTTGGTCACTGCCAGATCGACAATCGAGTCCACGGTATGCCCGAAGAAGAACGCGCACGGCCCAAACTGGGTAATTACCGACGCCACCCAGCCAAAGTTGCTCCACCCGAGGTAGTTCAAGGCGGCAGGCAGCAGTTGTGGCGTAAAACACATCCAGAAGATGGCGCTGTCGATGGCGGCACGTATCAGCAGGGGAACCCAGCACCGCTGCCAGAACTGTTTATAGTTGTTAGCGACAGGGTTCGGACCAGTGACAAGAAAGTACATACGCTTCAGCATGTATAGTCCCATGCCGACCGAGTACCAGAACCAGAGCCAGATCAGATGCGTGTTCATCGCTGTTCTCCTTACTTCAAAATACACCCTGTTGCAACTAGGCCGCCCGTGTTTGAAATTGTGAATGTCGAGCACGTCACCGTAGTTGGAGGGCTAGAAAGCTGTGCGTAGCTGTAATCGTTAGCCGCTGCCGCAACCGCTCCCGTGCGCCCGAACACGCTCGTCACGCCACCGGCCCCGACCTTGCTCACAAGGAAGTATGCCGCTCCATTTGCCGAGACGTAATCGCCGTCAGGGTTCGATCCGTCTCCAGCAACGTTGCAGTGAATGAGAGCCTTCGCTGCCGGAGCAGGACAAGCGCTCAAGGTCGAACCGGGCGAAATGGACAGAGACGATTGACTGTGGCTGAGCACGAGTCCAAAGGCCACGAGCAAGATCAATACCGCTGATGGGAACACAGTTTTCATAGTCTTCTCCTTATCTCGTTGTCAATAATATTACATCTCCGCGCGGATTTGGATTGCTGCCAACATCCGTCCACGTCACACAATTGTCAGTAACAGTGCCACCTAGAGTAGCACCATTGAACGCATTCCACAGAGCAGTTGGCATGTCACCAGAACCGTTCAAAGCGCTACTGACCGGGGCAACGTCGCATCCGTATGGCGAATGAGCGCTGCTGATTGCCGTAACTTGAAATACGTCTATTCCACCTTGTCCGGCCTGCGCTGCATTCGGTGGCAGCGGGTCCATTAGTTCGCCAACCAAATACGGATAGGAAGGCTGCCACGGAGGTCCGCAGAGGCAGAGCAAAGTTGCAGGCATTCCCAAGTAAGGAACATAGGTTGCTGGAAGGCTAGTAGGGGCACCTATGTTACCACCATTCGAGTACGAGCCGAACTGGTCGAACCACTCTGTCCCAAAAGCGGTGAACGTGCCATCAATTGCGCTGCTACTGACTTGCACGCTGGTCTCGAATATGTTGCTTGTGGCGTAGGCAAGGGTGTGGCCGAAACGCTTCTGCGTTCCTACGGTCGTGACCGGAGAACAGGCTGGCTGGCCAGCACCGCCGCATTGAGGCAATTGTTGATAGGCCGTAACCTCGCTCTGCCAAGCCGAATTTGCGAAAGGAAGGAATTGACTGGCGTTGTTGACCACGCCAATCAGCCATCCGGCATCGTTTTGTCCTGGATCGTAAGCGGCATCAAAGTGCCAGTCCCAAATCCCAATGATGTTGCATGGCGGAGCACCACTCGTAGTACCGTTCTGAGCATTTGTCGGATTCAGTGCAAAGATGCCAAACACGTTCGGTTGCATCCCGTTGCCAGGATAGCCGGAGTTTGAGATTGTAGACGAGGAGCAGTTCGATCCCGTGATCGAGAAAGTGTACGGTTCCTGAGTGAATGTCGGCGGTGTCCCACAGCTACCGGAGTTTGGAGTGCAAATCAAGCAACTTCCCGAGCCACCTGTTCCGCATCTGACTGGAAGTGCGCCGTTGTTTCCAGAGACGTTGATGTTAGGGTAAGCAACGGTCATCACGCCGCTGGTTTGACCATATCCGCCCCCGGCTCCGCCATCTGACCAGACGTTTGACTTACCAAGTGCGTAGTGTGGTACTCCAGCTTGGAAAGTTTGCAAATTGATGTAGGGATCAAAAGCGCCATTGTCCAGCGGACCGCGAGGCAGCCATTCAAAATAGTGATAGGTATTGCTGCAACTCGTACTAAGAATATCGGAATACCAAGGGGAGATGTTGATCGTTACCGCAAGTCCTGTGTACCAGACTTTCTCGTTATGCACACCACCATAGCATTGCAAACTAGAGCCGTATCCTGTCGGTTGGCCGCTGGTCGAGCCGCCGCTGGGGTTCGTCAGAGCAAAAAATGGACTGCCGGTCGGGAAAGACGCAGAGGTCGGTGTTGACCAAGTAACGCCAGATGTGTTGCAGGCGGTGCCGCCGAGATAAGCCCCACTAGATAGGGTCGTACCGGAGCAGGTCTCGTTGGTCTGGATTCCACTTGCGGTGTTGAGCGTATAGAACGTTGGCGATCCGCTCACTGGATCAGAGGTGTCTGCCTCTATCGCCCACTGTGCCGAACCTTGACCGGCTGTATTATTCGAGGTTGTTGTCGCAGCGGTTATGTAATTTCCAGCCGCATTCGGGCCGTAGGTGTTGGTGGAAATGCTGAGTCCAAACTTCTTGTTGTCGCCACTAACTCCGGCAGTGACGTTCCAGAGATTTACCCCCGCAGCGTTGATCAAGGCTAATGTTCCCAGATTGGGGCCTGAGTTCTGCCACACCGCGCCACTATCGGTGATCGAGGTAGCGATGTCAGGGTTCACACAGGCATTTGCGCCCGACGCGCAAGCAACGTGCCCACCATTGGCATAAGGCGAAAATGTTCCACCCGCCGTCGTCCCGGCCTGTATTGCTTGCAGGACAAATGATGGTCCATTCTGACCGGACGTTCCCGTCCCGGCAACCCAGATTCCATACCAGTGCTGATTCACGCAACTGCCGCCGGTACAGCCGCTCTCGACGACTCGGTTCCCTATGCACGGGTTCTCGGTCGGGAAACTGGCAAGGCTCGCTCCCGTCTCGCCGCCGTCGATTCCTGCCTTGTACACACAGAACCCGGTATTCGTGCTGACGCCGTCGCTGTTCGCTCCCGGCTGGATCAATGCACCCTTCGGATAATAGGTATTTATCGCATACTGGTAAATCTCCGGGGTCGCGGTTCCCGGCAAATACATCGTGTGCTTCACGTACTGACCGAAGGTGTAGCCCGTCGATATGGCGTGTTCCGACACCGCGCTGCCCATCGGCAACGCATAGTAGAAATCAACTATCGGAATCGTCGTGTAGGTAAACGATCCATCTGGAACAAAAGTTGACAAACCTACATGGGTTCCACCGAACACCACCGGTCCTGTGACGGTCGTGTTCGTTGAGTACTGGAAGTTGCTCGGCCCCCAAGCCCAGAGCCACGACGGATTATTAAGGTCAAAGTCCGGCGACCCAAAGTTGAAGGAAGTGGTGTTAGACCCTCCAGCCGGATAGTCCGTCACGTCCATGTTCGGCGTGACTACGATACTGGCGGATCGCGTGGCCGTACCAAAAGTGCAAGCCGCGCCGCATGTAATAACGTCTGCCGGACCGCCGAGATAAGTAGGAGCCTTGCAGAAATGGGTACCCGTCACCGGATCGGTCCAGATAGTGGTCATCAGGGTACGAGCAACGTTCAAGAGCAGTAGGGTCGAATTGGAATTGACAAGTTGATAGAGGGAATTCCCGCCGATGCCCTCCGCAGCATTGTGGTTCAGGGCGTCTTGAAAGCTCCGGGCATCCGTGCAGCGCGTGTACGTGCTCTGGTTGTGGATACCAAGCCAGTCGAAGTACGACGGGTCGGTAACAACGGCAGGATACCCCCCGGAAAACAGATTACAGGAAGTCGATACGCTGTTCACCGTACAAGCCGTGCTCAGGAGTGGCGTGCTCGATCCAGTGTAGGTACCAGGAGCAGGAACAATTAAGTTGCTGACAATCGCGCCTCCGTAGTCTGGAGGTCCGAAGGTGATATTGTTGAGTCCCGTATTACCCTTAATGGTGACGTTGCCTTTGACAGTTACTTGGCCCAAGCATACGACTGTCGATAAGGCGATAATGACGATGATGGCGAAGGTCTTCATTTGATGGTCACGCTGCCTTGAACTTTCATGGTGCCATTCAAAGTTCCCATGTAGATGTACTGGTAAGCTCCTATGTCCCAAGCCCCAGTGGAAGGACGGGCGTTTCCCGCCTTGTCGTAACAAAGAGCAGGAATGGTCGAGCACAAACTGGTAAGGTTTGTACCAGATTGAATAGCCGGGGAACCCGCTTGCAGGGTATAACTGCCCGATAGTTTCGGATCGGAGAAAAGTCCGTGACAGTCATAACCTCCACCAGATGGACAAGTCCCGCCATTCAGCACTTGCCACGCTGCAAAAGTAGAAGCCCGAGTTGGTCCCGTGCCAATATTCCAGCCATTACCTTGTGGATAGCCAGCCGGACCCCAGTAAAGGTTGTAATCGGGAATGATGGTGTTGAATGCTATGTTTTGGTTTTGAGCGATGTAATAAGTTAAGTCTCCGGAACCGCCAACGAAGATGTTGTTTTCATAGGTTAGAGGCTGTGCGACATTCATTCCGAAGATATAAAAATGATACCCAAAATTTATGAACGTGTTGTTGTAATAGTAATATGGGCCTAGCAGATTAGAGACCGTGGGGTTACCGAACTGTATAGCCGAACCGTTATCTACAGTACGTCCTTCTCCAACGAATAAATTGTCAAAAACGTAACAGGACGTTGAACTTCCGTCACCGCTCGATCCATAAGTGCAGTACACAAATCCCGTGGGCGATCCACTCACAGGAGCAACGTAATCGCCATGAATGTAGTTCCGGTAAATGTAGAGCGTCTGTGATAGTCCTAACCCTCCGTCACCATTGGCTATAATGCCATCCAAGTGATACGGGTTCCCTCCAGGATAAAACCAATTACTCCATCCCGTCATCGTGTTGTTGTAGATGTTGACGCTTCCGCCGCCGCCCATATGCATGTGCCACGCGTGATCCGAGAGACTGTTGTTGTAGATGTTGATTCCCGAAGCTGCTTGTGTGTCAGTACAGGTTGTGGGACCGTTGGCGACTGTCGAGCCAGTCAATTGACCGTCGATTCCCGCATGAGCACCAATAAACGTGTTGTTGCAAAGCTCGATGTTAGTGACTTCGCTGCCTAGTTGCAGATCAGCAGTTCCTTGTCCGGGAACAGCAACGGTCTCGTCGGACGAGTTAATGTAGATGTTCTGGATCGTCAGATTCTTTACTAGAATGTGATCGGATACCGTACTGACTCCCTTGCCGATAAACATTCCTATGCTGCTTTGCTGGTTAGCTAGCGAACTTCCATTGGCGGTATTCTGAATGATCCCTGTATTCTGTCCATCGACGGTGATGTAGCTCTGGCCCGCGATGTTGACCCCTCCTCCGCACGACACTCCAGTGCAGCCGTTGTTCACGCTGCCGTAAAAATACGTGGACTGGATGATCGCTCCGGTGTCGAAGTTGAGCACCAAAGGATTCCCGGAACTTCCACTCCAACTGTACGTCAATCCTTGACCATTCGCGGCGACCGTGATCGTGCCGCAAACCCAAGTGATGTCTCCGGGCGATTCGGCGGTTGAGTTCCACGTCGAGATGGTTATAGCTGTTTGCCCGTAACAGTTAGAGCCTCCCAAGAACGTTCCCGCGCTTTGGGCGACGTAGCGCTGTGATGCTGAAACTGACATGCACAACAACAACAATGTGATGATGTATCTCATGGTTTGAATGCCGCTACGCCGAGCGCCGAAAAACCGTATCCGTTTGTCCACGTAATCGACTGCGTACCGGAACTCCCGGCAAGGTTGTAGCCCACCATATCCTTAACTGATCCGACCACTGCTGCGTCGCAAATGGTGATGCTTCCAGTCACGGCGCAAATGTTGGCATCTCCACGGGAGTAACCTCCGACGATCAACTCTCCAGAGGCAGCGACGGAGCCGGTTGGGCCAACGGCATTGCCATATTCCGTAGTCCCAAGTTGAACATCGAGCGTCGGCCAACTTGTGCAAGTACCGCTGCAACTAAATTCCTGAACAAGCAAGCCTGTATAAACAGTTCCCCCAACTGCTGTTACCGTGATAGTTTCCGCCTTCGTTGACGATGCCGTCGCATACCAAGCACATTCTCCACTAGGACCATTGCTGTTGTATAAGCAACCATCGGAATCGGCTGCGCTGAAAAGTTTTGTAAACGAAAATCCTGCTGTTTCGCTAATGGTCAAATCGGTAGCGACACCACCAATAGAAGCCCATACAAGAAGAAGGTTGCCGGAAGTAACGTTGCTGCCGTAGGCTTGGCTCAAACTGGATACTGGCCCGTTCTCGTTGTATGCTCCCTGCACGCGGGTGTGAGTAGGGGCGCCAACCGCAACCGCTCCACCAACGCCAGCCTTCCCGCCAATGCCAGCCTTCCCGCCAATGCCCTGCCCAAAAGCCAACATGAACCCGAGTAAGCATAGCGTGATGATTGAGAGAATATGTTTCATGTCCGTCCTTTAAGGTGTCGTATACTGTGCGCTTACGGTAAAGACATCCGTCGTGCAGGTTGCTCCTCCGGTCGAGATGTAAATACCGATGTGGTCTCCGCCAGCGAAAGTCTGCGTTTCTGCTTGAGTCGTTCCAGTGCCCTTAGTCTGGGTCGAAGCGCTCCCCGTTACCGCCGTGCCTGTGTTGGAAGTCCCGTCAAACACGTTGAACTGCGGCTGGGTTGAGCAGGTTCCGCCTAATACTGTAGTCACAGTGATGCTTGTGAAGTGGCCCGCAATGGGAGCCACGGTCTCAGCGAGGACTGCACTGACGGCGGTCGTTCCGAATAAACCGGTTCCGGCTGAGATCGTTCCGTTCACTGCCGAGATCGTTTCCGTCATCGTGCCAGTAGAATTTGTGAACAGCGAGAATCCGGTCGCCGGTGTCCCTGCTAAGATACGGAGTTGTGACGTAACCGATGTAGGGGCTTGTATACAAATCGATGTAGCCGCATTACACGGTGCCACCGCTGCGCTCGTAGTACCCTGTGGCAAATCAACGAATCCAGCCGTGGTTCCCTTGGCTTGAAATGCACCGGTCGGGAGTACGCTCGCCACGATTGTTTGTCCAGAAAGGACGCCAGCCGTCCATGTTCCGCCCGTGCCCCAGTCGGTCAGGTCGCCGCTGGTCGAAGCACCATTGACGTTCAGCACCGTCTGTCCAGAAGATGTGCCCGGAGCCGTAATACCCATCGTGATTGAAGTATTACTGTTCGAGGAGTTCGTGTTCTGGAAAACCCACGGTGCGGTTAAGTTGGCGGTTGCGATCCCCGCCCGCGTTACCGAATAAGTTGCGCCACCTTCGGTGATTGTTCCTGCCGCTGCCGCGCCGGTTAGGTTGTTTTCTACATAACCAGTGACGGTCGTTAAGGTTCCCGAGGTGGGAGTGCCTAGCGCCGGAGTGACAAGAGTAAGGTTGGTTGCGCTCAAACCAGTGGGCAACGTCGTCGATGCGCTAAGCGTGCCGCTACTGGATTGGACAACTCCGCTGGACATTCCAGTGATGATGACCGATCCTGCCGTTCCTGTCCCCCCAGTTCCCGCAGCTCCCGGAGTCAGGGTAACGCTTCCGCCGCTGCCGCCTGCGGTTGCGCCGTTTCCGCCTGCTCCGGCAGTCAGCGTAAGCGATCCACCCGCTCCGCCCGTTCCAGAAGTGACTTGTGCTCCTCCATAACCAGCAGTGAACCCAATTGCTCCACCTACCCCGCCCGTTCCGGAAGTTCCGCCACCCGCAGCGCCGTTTCCGCTGCCAAGAGCTATTGCACCGCCAGCTCCGCCTGCTCCGGTAGCACCGCCCGCGCCTCCATTACCTACGGTTAGGCCAAATGCCCCACCGATACCACCGGCGTTCGCAGTTCCATTAGCCGCTCCGCCAGCGCCTGTAATCAAAGTGATCGGAGCACCAACGTATCCAGTGTGACTCGAAGCCGCACCACCAGCGGCTGCCGCTGAGATATTGATAAGAGCGGGCGCGTTCGCTCCTGTCGGACCCGCCGCGCCCTGCGTGATTTGCAAGGGGATGGCCGATGAGGTCGTAAGCGTGGTGATGTAAGCGATAGCATTACTCGCTCCCGTTGCCGCCGTACTCTCACCGATTGTCGCCCCCGTGCCTGAGCCGGTCAGGGCCACGTTGTCCGTAAGACCAACGATTGTCGCGGACCCCAGTTGCGTGCTGTTTCCGACTTTATCGAGTTTCCACTGCGATGTACTGCCAAGCTGGAAATCGGCGAGCAGCGATCCCGTGGCGGAGCCAGTGTTTGTCGGGTTCACCAGCAAAGCGCCGGGGAAAGTAATAGAGCCGTTGTTCCACGTAGGCGTGATCGCGACAATCGAATTGCTCCCAGCCGTCGTAGGATTGATGGTCAGCGTAGGGGAACTGTACGAAAGAGTCGATACACCGTTGGGAGTGGCTCCAGCGCCCGCACTAACCAGTATATTTCCCGATGTTCCGCAGCAGGACGTGAGCGTGTCAGCTTGAATTTTGCCCGTGCCCATCGACTCCAGTAGTCCGGCTACGGTCATATACACGCCGTTAGCCGTGCCTCTGGAGGTTATCTGGATTGGCAACGCGGTCGAGGCCGATAAGGTTTGAACGTTCAGCTCAATGTCGCCGGAACCTGTAGCCGCTGAAGTTTCACCGAAAGTGAACGCGCTTTGACTTACTGTCGTCTGCGCCCAGTTCCAGACTTGAGGCCAGTTGCCGTTAGCAAGAGTGTTAGCGGCTGAGGCTGCGGTAATCCCCGATAGCGCACCGCCGCATGATGCCCATGTCATCACCGAGGCTCCGCCACCTTGGGATGTCAAACACTGGTTAGCGCTTCCTGCCGTGGTTGGCCAGTTCCAGTTGTAGGTTCCTGCCGTGTCTTGAGCGATCAGTGAAATAACGCCACTGGTTTTTCCATTTATCAAAATAGAACCTGTCGTACTGGCGTTGCCAAGAGAAAGCGCGGTCGAGAACGACGGATCAGCACCGGTTGCACCAATAAGCACGGTGCCGGTAGGTCCAACGCTGATTGTGCCGAATGGACTCGATCCCTCACCGACCAATACGGTATGCGCTGTTGGGCTGCTAATTCCACTGCCACCGTTGACGGCTGGAAGGACTCCACTGACATCGCCCGTTGCCGCCGACAATCCGATGGTCGATTCGTAGTATCCACAAAGATTAGTAGCAGAAGCCGTGCATCCTGTTTGATTTTGCGACGTTCCAAATTTCAGAAAGAAATTTCCCGAACTGGCATTCGTTCCTGCCGAAGCCGCGCTCGGCAGAATCGGATTGTATGAGGTCACTGTAGTTGGAGCGCCAAGGCCGATACTGGTCGTGCCGAGACCCCACGGGGTTGTACCCTGCCCGAGATAGGCAATGCCGGGATTGGCATTCGAGATAGTGACCGATGCAGCGGTAACATTGCCGCTGGAGTCCGATGTAAATCCCGCGTAGCTCGTGATTGACGAACTACTGGCCGCAACAGCCACTTGGGTAGCCACCAGACTTGAGCCGGTCACGCTGCCGGTCGTACACGCACCCCAGACACCGTTTGTGCCGTTAGACGTGAGGCACTGGTTATTACTGCCCCCGGTCGAAGGAAGTTGCCATGACGACCATCCAGGATTTGCCGAACCATTCGAGATCAGGAATTGGTACTGAGTTCCCGCAGCCGTTGCTTGTATGGCACCCGTTGCTTCGCCAAGCAATACTCCATATTGAGTGAGTGTGGTTGCTCCAGTGCCGCCTTGGGCGACCGTCACCGTCGTACCCGAAGAAAGCAGGGTGCCGGTCACGTCTGGAATAGTGACCGTTGCCGCTACGGTCCCCGATGCCGGAGTGAGCGTCATCACACCCGTATTTCCACTGTTAGCAAAAGCCAGGGTGCCTGTAGTCGTGCTGACAACACCCAAGGTTGGAGTGGCAGTAAATCCCGGAGACGCTCCAGCTAGCACTTGTCCAGCCGCGCCGGTGATCGAGATCACGCCAGTAGTCGCTGACAGGACAACAGGAGCCGTAGCAGTGGTCGCCACCGTGCCTGAAGTATTCGGCCAGAGAATAGCAGGGGTTCCCGTAACGGCTTGTGCCTTGACCGTGACCGTACCGCTGGTATGGCCAGTCATAATCAGCGATCCCTCAGCGGCGGCTGAGTTTGTGAGGGTCAGTGATCCAGCGGTAGTACCCGCAATCCCCAAGGTCGGAGTGGCTGTCCAACTGGAAGCCGAGGATGAAGTAGTGTTCGGAACTTGTCCGGCAGCGGCAGACGTGGCATTAGTACCCCCGCCAGCTATGGGAATGGTCGGTAGATCGCCTGTGGCGATGGCGGAAGCCGTGTAAATGTGTCCGGTCGCTGTCGCGTGCAGAACGTCACTCGTGGTTGTGTCCGAAGAACTATCCAGCGCTACTCCACCTGTAGCGTTTGGAAGCGTAATGGTACGCGCTGCCGTCGCCGTGCCCGTCAGGTTGATGTTGTTCGTTGCCGCGCCGCCGATGTACACACTCGAAGCAGGGAGTGCCGCTGTACCAAGAGTGCATCCACCGACCGTCGCGCAGTGTAGGTCCGTTGTAAACGCCGGACTGGTCGCAAATACGGCCACACCCGTTCCAGTCTCGTCTGACAACACACCCGCAAGCTGTGCCGAAGTCGTTGCGGCAAAGACCGAGAGGTTGTCTGTAAATACCGCCAGTGTTGTCGCGCCGCCATTGTTGTTGTTCACTTTCAAGCGATGCGCCGTTGAATCTCCATAAAGGAAATCATTCGACGCTACGCCAGATGGAGCAACAATTTCTGTCAATTCCAGAGGGCCAGCCGTAAGCTGCAAGCCACCCGTTCCTGTGTAGGAAAGCAGTGTGCCGGTGTCCGTTAAAAGAGAGTTGTTGATCGTGGATGCTGCGGTGAATTTAGCAATTGCGTTGACTGTGCCGCCGCCCGTACCGACCGCCCCGGTAGAACATGATCCCCAAACTGCATCCGTGCCGTTACTTGTTAAACACTGTGCGTTTGTTCCGCCCGTGGCTGGCACTTTCCAAGAAGACCACCCAGGATCGGTCGCACCCACCTGAAGAAACTGATACTGAGTACCCGCTGCGGTCGCCGTCACTGCCGATGTTCCTTGACCAAGTAAAACGCCGTGCGCGGTTAAAGTCGTTGCGCCGGTTCCACCGCCGCCCACTACCGCTGTGCCAAATACGGGATCGGCTCCCGTTTGCCCAATTAGAGGGATGCCTGTTGTTCCTACCGCCGTTCCGCTGATCGCACTTCCATTACCTTCGTTTAACGCTACGCCGTGCGCTGTCGCGCCCACGTTGACGTTGCAGGTTGAGCCGAGCGTACATGTCTGACCGTTCGACGTTACCACACTGTTTGAAAGACCCGCATTTGTCAGAGTACCGCTAATCGCAAACTGGACATTCGACCCAGAAGGATTCGAGGCGTTGATCGTAATACCTGTTACCGCAGAGCCGTTCTGGAAGTTGATCGGTGTGGCCAGATTGCTTCCACCGTTAACGGTGATGTTGATCCCGCCGCCGCAATCTGCCGTAGTTGCCGACAGCAAACCGCTGGTTTCGCGGACACAAAACGGCCCGCCGCTCATGTTGGTGGTTGTGTTTCCCGTGACGGTCAATGTTCCCGGAAGCGTAACCGCGCTCGGGAAAGAGAGCGTCCACGAACCCGATAAGGTGATCGGCGAAGAACCCGTCACGGTAATCTGATTGGCAGTGCCAGCCAACCCAACGCTAGTCACAGTACCGGTCGCGCCGCCCGATGCTAACGCCGTCCACGTTCCAGTACCCGCCACAATGCTCTGGCACGCATAGACCGTGCCCGCTCCGTTTATCAAAACTTGCAAGCGCACTCCCGCAGCGCATGATCCAGACGGAGCAACGGCAACATAGAGCACGTCATGCGATCCGAACTGAGCAAACGCGCACCCGGCAAACAAGAAAAGAAACAGCAGAATTAATAGAGTTTTAGCCATGATGAACCTCGACATTGACCACCGCCCCGTTCGCGCTGGCCGTGATGTAAATGTCATTGAGATTCGTGCTGTAGTCAGGCGCTTGCTGCACGTCTGTGTCTCCCGCCGCGAGTTCCTTCGCTTGGCAAGTGCCATCGGTCTTCACTCCCGCATTACCCTTGTAAACAATCGTCCCGGCATTGGTGTAAGACGCCTGGATTGACAAATAGGTAACAGAAGCAATGAGGATCGGCACGGTGGGAGTGGAAGGAGAAGCCGTCTTTACTGTGTACCCCGCAACAGTGGCTTGCGTGAACAGGTTATACAAATTCTGCGGCGTTTTCGTTATATCTGTGATCGTAATCGTGCAGACTGCCATGACTCACCAACTTCCTACGTTCAGTTGTCCAAGACGATTCGTAGAGAATCCGTCTTGGGTCCAAGATGGCCGACGTTTTGGCCTGGTTAAGAAATCGCGATGCAGGTTCGCGTCGATAGCTCGAATTTTCTTGAGGCATTCGACGTATTCTTTGCGTGACATTTCAGCGAGAAAGCGCCAATCTGCTCCCGATCCGCGTTGCTGGTTTTCGCCCTTTTGCGCTTCCTTGTACTGGTACAGAACTTCTTTCGCTCGCCACGTTACCAACTCTTCCGTGAGTGGGTAGGGAACTGTGTCTGTGGGATTCGTAAGTAAAGTCCCGCGCCGCTTGAATGTGAAGCTTAGAGGCCAGATTGACAAAATGTGAGGCCAGACCTCGTAACGCAGATAGCCCAAGGTGGCGCTCCCGGTTCTGCGGTCAACATCAAATGGAACCGCATAGGTTGGTAGCGCCGGTCCAAAAATGACGCGCTCGGGGTCTTCTACCGAAAGATCATCTTGAGACAGGTCGGTAAAACTTACATAGTCGCCATCGGTCGTGTCCCTGATCTCCACAAACGATCTGAAATCAGACACCGGAACAGGAAAGTACGCTTGATAGATGTAGTAGTTATTCCCGGCACCGCTTGCCGGTTCCGCCCAAACTCGATCAAGGGTGAGGGTTGCAAAAGGGGGACTGCCTACCGCGTTGTAGCCGATGATGTCATATAGGGCGTAAGAGGGGTTACGGAACTGTAGGTTCGTCAGTGGCGTGCTGGCGTTAGCCAAGGCCCAAACAGTCGTCGCAGTCGCGTCTCCGATCACCGTAGCGCTCCCAGGAGTGGTTGTAACCGTCCCTTTGCTCGCCACAAGGCCGGGAATTAGCCAGCCACCAGAATTGCCAAGCTGAAAGCTCCACACTGTCTCGTCGTAAACCCTTCCAAGGGCGTCGTTGATCTTTGATTTGACGAGTTCCAGAGACACGCCGGGGATTTCGCCCTGTGCCAGAGACTTCGCCATCGTGATATACGACATAACCTGCTCCTAAGAAAAAAGGGAGCGGCGGTTCCCCACCGCGCGCTCCCTACGCCAAACGGACAGCCGGAAACTTTTAGAATTCGCCTCCCCAAGCGCTAAACTGGACAACGATTGCTGCAAGGGCGGTGCTGCTATTCGCTACTTCCGCCATGCTTGCAGCAGTGAACCATCTGAACGCCCACGTTGCTCGTGTCGATCCCACAACGCTCGGATAAGGAAACGCGATGTAGGTATGGGTCGTGTCCATGCAAGGCTCAACAGAGTCGATGTAGACTCCCACTGGAAACGAAATCGGATCGAAAGTGGATGTTGAATAGATCGCTGGTCCCGTCCCATAGAACGTCCACTTCTGTCGTTGACCGACCGAGAGACCGCCTTCATAACCTTTGACAATTGATGCTTGCACAGTCCCTCCCTTATCCTTGAACCAGCGGTATATCGAGCAACACGCGGTACGTCCCACCAGCCGCACCGTGATTTGCCGGACTTAGAGCAAACCCAATCGTTGTCGCGACAATCGACCCAGGCGATGCCAGATCGTCCGTAAAGCCGTTCGCAATCGAGTTGATGACATCCCCAACCAGTGGACTCGCGTTGGTCACGCCACCCGATTTTCCGATCACCGTTGCATCTCCAGCTTCTTGGACGAAGACATAAGCGCCTGCCGTAACCTGTGCGGCGGTGATGGTTGCCAAGAACACAACAGGACGGACGGGGCTGATGCTGCTCTTAATGAAGAAGCTCGCATCGTAGCTCGTGATGACGTTCACGCCTTTTGCGAGAGAAGCCATCAAGCCGATAGACCCACGAACGATATACGCGGCAGTCGCGCCGGAGTCAATCTGGACGAAGCGGTAACGACCAGAGTGTAATTGCTGCCGACCGTAGGCTTGCGCTTCCGCTTCTGTCAGATCGAAGTAACCGCCGACGATGAGACCCCCTGCGTAATACGGGTAGCCCGTCCGGGTGTCAAGCAATCCCGAAGGAGAGTTGTAAACAGCAACCAAGTCCTGCGGTAGAAATTCATTCCATTGCAAAGGCATCTTAGCTCTCCTACGCGGTGAAGCCCGACACGATCAATCCGTGTCTGGGGTTGAAAACGTAAAGGTTCGTCGCAAGCCGCTGGAACATATTCGCAGCGCTAACGTTATCGGGAATTTCCTTGACCTTGGTCGCGAAGAACCAGCTCTTTTCTGCGGTCGGACGTAACTTGATCGCTTCTGGATCGAACAGAACCAAAATTTCCGATGCCTGAATCGTGGTCGCAGATGGGAAATTCGATCCAGTCGGAGAAGCCGCAGCAGCCGCAATTGCGACACCGCTCGACAAGTACGTTGGACTGGTATAGGAACTCAATTGGGTTGTACTTCCGCTGCCATCCACGAAGTTTGTGTTTGGAGACGCCGTGCCATAAGCCGCTGTGTTTCCACCCGGCAAATAATTCCAAGTCTTACCAGAAGGGCAGAGCGGATCGGCGTAAATCTTGACGCCGAAGAAATCGACCGAAGGCCAGCCGAAGTCTGTTCCTTCCTTGACACTCTGCTGATCGACTCTCGCAATCGCTCGAAGCATATTCACCAGAGCCGCCCATCCAAAGGGACTTGTGATGCCCACCTTGGCTTTGGCATTGAGCGTGAGCAATTGGGCGATCACGTTGGTCAGCACGGGATAGGTAATCGGCCCCGGATAGCCATTCGACTGACCGCAGTAGTACGGTGTCGAGTTGTACGCCTGCCCCACTGCTCCGTTGCGCGTCACACCACCAGTCAAAGTAAACACGTTGCCATCCGGCGAAGGATCAATGCCGTTTGAGAAGCCCTCAAAGAATCCGTTTGAGGACTTCGAGCGATCATCGGAAACAGCAGAGGTTCCACCGTTAGCCGAAGACGGCTGGCCGTGGCGATACCCGTCCATTTCCAGCATCGTGTTCATCTGCGAGACAAGGTTCGCCTCAAGCAGCGCCCGTTGGTCGATGGCTTGCGTGTCACCGGCCCGGTTGAGCACATCCAACTCGAAGTCTTCGATCTGCGTATAGACCGCATACGCCTTCTCGTAGAACTTCGCGGCACTCGCAATCTGGTTGCGAGTCACTGTGATCGTCTGCCCCGGCGTTACCGCTGCGCCTTGCAAGCGAGCATAGTTGAACGCTTCCACCATCCCGGAGCCGCCTAGGAAGTCCTCGACAATCCCGTAGCGCCGGAGGATGTCCTGTAAAGGAGTGTCCACAAAAAAGCACTCACTTATGACATTTTTTCTGATGCTTTCGCGGGTGGACACCTCAATCTCATTATATTGTGGGTCGTATAACGGGGCTCCCATGTTAGCTCACCTTTCCTTGTGAAATCGGGATCACGACAACTATGCCGCTCCCCTGATCTGTTCAACATCCTTGTGGAGATTTTCGAGCAATCTCCGTTGCCGTTCACGGACAGGAACGTTCCCATCCGACTTGTGAAAATCTTCACCCTTGATCTTCGGAACAAAGCTCGAACGCGAGGACTCGCCCGCACGAAGGTTTGGATTACTGCCACGCTTTTCAGCATCAATGCGGAGCTGTTCATCAACCTTGACCTTCACCGCGTCATCGACTTTCTTTTGGAAAACTTCTGCTTCTTTCGCGGTCTGGCGCTCGCGGAACTTGTACTTCTCCGCGATGTACTCTCCAACCGACTTCCGGGCGCGAGATGCTTCTTCCGCAATATTGGTCGAAGGATCAGGAATAGGAACGCCGTAGAGCCTGATGTGCTCATTGTTGGCGTCAAGCCACTGGCTCATCACGTTTCCAACTCTGCCCATAATCTTGTCTGCGTCCACCGCGTTGCCTCCGATTGCCGGACTGCCGGGAACTACCGGCTTTGCGCCTTCTGCCGTTGGCAGATTGACATCGAACCCCTGAGTCTTGAGCGACTTCAGATACTCGACTGTCGCGTCGTACTTCGCTTGGAGCGATCCTTGCTCGGTCAAAGTCTTCTGGTACTTATCGACGTAGGCGTTGATTTCTTTCCGCTCAAGTTCGGTCTGCCGTCTGGCTTCTTCCGCCTTCGTCGCTTCTTGCGCAGCAGTGGACAGTTTCGTGTCGGCTTCGGCAACGAATCCGGTGAGCGCGGCAACAACTTCCTTGGGGAGTCCGGCAGCCACTTCATCTGCGATGCCGGATTGTTTCAGAATTTCGGCCACGGTTGGCATAATCTATTGTCCTTGTGGGCCAGTTTGCGGCTCTTGCTGTGGCCGCGCTGCCATCATCGTCTTCTGGAGAGCCTTTACAAACGCCGTGCGAGCCTCCATGAGTTCCCCCTGCACGATTGGGTTTTGCTGAGAAAGTTGCTCACACGCTTGTGCGAGTTTTGCAAGCGTCTGTTGCAGAGGATTCGCCTGTTGTTGCGCGGGAGAGACTCCCCCTGGAGAAGGAGTCCCACCCTGCGGCTGCGAATCTGGTTGCGGTGTTGGCTGAGCGGCCATTAGGTTTTCCCTGACTTCCATGACCCCTTGTTGTGCCGTTTGTTGCTCGTTCGGCCCTTCAAGCGACCCTTCTGCCAGCCAACCGCTCTGGTTTTGATCTTCAGCCTGCTACCTTTGCGCTTGGCCATGATCGGCTCCTACCGCTTGCTGCGGCGTTTCTTGCCACCTTTCTTGTGGCCTTTCTTGTGGCCTTTCTTGGCCATGTGTGCGCCGCCCTTGATTACCAGCCCCTTGTGTCTCTTTGCCATTTGAAACCTCCTTTGAATTTTGCTCCAAAAGAAAACGCCTCGCGACGTTTTCCGTCCGAGGCGTCATTATTTTCTCAAAAGAGGATAATGGCGAATCTCTTTACCAATTCGACAATTACTCCAAACTCAATACCCGTGTCAAGGGGTTTTTTCTGACTCGACACGTTTCTTCAGAATTTCGTCCAACTCGCCCATGCTGATCGGGATGTGTTCCTTGGTCTTAATCGTTCGCAAACCACCTTGATTGTAAGCCGCTTCGGAACTGAAATCGGAGATGCCAGTGAAGCGAATGTTTCGCAGATAGTGCGATAACTCTTGCGAGTTTTGCGGCTCCAACGTTTGTTCGATGACGGCAAAAACTTTTATCTGTTTCACTTTGGGCGCTTCCATCTTACCTCACTGACTCTGACTGACTACTGTCCTTGGGTTCCCCGTACTCTGCCCGCGCTTCTCCAGCTTTGGTGGCTTCTTCCCAGTCGGCGGTCGGCCTCCGCCCTTACCTTGACCCTTGCCTTTCTCCTCACCACCCAAGCCTTCGACTTGTGCGATCTGCGCGGCCTTCGCCTTCATCTCCAAGAGTTCAAACTGTTCGTGCTTGTACTTCTCAAACTCGGTCGCTCCAGGCGTGTCGCCCCAATTCTCGACGCCAAGTTTTTTCATCGCCGTCGAAAACGACACCGGCATCCCGCGTTGCAGGAAGTTCAGCCACTTCATTTGCTCCTGCATTTGCGTCACGTTCAATAAGAAACTGGGAACAGAGATCACTTCAAGATTCTGCGCGAACCACTTCGCACGCTCCAGCCGCGATTTCTCGCTCGTCTTCTCTTTATCCTTTTCCCAAGGCAGATGCGACGGCACGATTGAGTTTGGCTCAAAATCGAAAACCATCGTAGATATGCCATCGGGACCAATGTAGGACATCAGCTTTCTTGTGCTGAAATACTGCAAGATGTCGAATTTCAACATGTGCGCGATCTTGGAGTGCGCCACTTCGAGGTTGCCAGCAATGCCCTTGGCAATCGGCCCGATGGTCTCTAGTAACTTGTCCGCTGTCTCACTCGACAAATTAAATTTCAACTGCGCGAGGCTCCCAAGATCGTTCAGCCCAAGTGTCTTCTGGCGCAGTTTGTCGAGAAGCTCGTACATACTGAAATCTTCTTTGTTAACATTCACACTGTCTGGTAGAAGCGATTGCAAGGCTTTTCGTGGATCGCCATCGACGCCAATCGTGTCGCCGTTTTCCCCCAGCCAGTCAAGACGCTTCAGGTCTTCACGCGGCACGCCAGCGTTGAGGTCGTAGCCTTTCAGCGGATTCATTTTGGCGCGAAGCACGCGATACATCAGATCGAGGAATGCCCTGCTGCCTTTTTCCAGACTCGCTACATCGTCCAAAAGAGAGAAGCCAATCGCCATCCAAGGCCAGTCATCCACGTCGTACTGCACAGGCGGCATCTGACCATGCAGATCGAATGCTGGCCCATCGTATAGGGGCCTATCCATGCCAGGATTCGTGATGATCTGGCGGAGATTCGGATAGATGCGGCAATCTTCTACTTTGGCTTGCCGTGAGGCAGGCAGACCATTCTCAGGGTCAGTCCATGAGATCAATCCGCCAACCGAAGGAACTTCATAAGACCAACTCGTTAACGGAACTTGCACGCCACCGCGCTCCCCCCAGTCGCCCATTGGCAGCATCTTGCCAGTGCGATTGATGCGAAGATCGCGCACAAAGGTATGCCGGATTTCGCAGTACCGTTGTTCCCAGTTTTGTTTTTCGTTGCCGTAGCGAAGATCCCAGTATTCGTGCCTGCGAACCTGATTCGGAGATGTGTACTTGAATCTCGAAATTGGGATGAGTTTTTCTTGATCGTTTGGAAACCGGGCATGAGCTTCGGCCACACCCATGCACTCAACCACCGTAACCGCGTATGACCCCTGAATGTCGTTTGACCGGGGAACCTGACTAGGCAACACTTCCCTTGGTCCCAGTGCGTCGAACTGGATGTCGCCAGTACCCCATCCAAACTCGCTCCGAATATATCGCGGCCAGAGATACCCACGCTTGAGAGCAACTGAATACTGAAGAGCTTGCCGCGACTGGCGAGGGAAGTGGGACTTCTGGTACACCACCTTCACGACTTTGTTAAACATCTCGACAATGGACTTGAACTGCTCGGCTCCACTGCCATAGGTGGCAATCTCCCGAATATCGGAGATGGTTTCCACAAATTTGCGAATGTCTGATTTTAGACTGTTGGATTTGAGCTTTTCCGTACCTCTCGCGCTCAAGAGGCTCAGGTTTGCTTCGCTGGAATTTACATCTTGGCTTTCCAGCCAACTCTCGCCCTCTTGAACTTGCTCAACTACCCAGTCTTGGCGACGATTAGCATCAGCCTCGAAGGGTGGAACTTGCCAGTCGGTGAGCTTTGATGGATCGTGAAAATCGTCCATGTTCTACCGAATCGAATCGTAGCATGGATTTTATTTAAATCCAACAGCTTGATGATGCGCCACCGATCCTACCTTGAATCCCCACTTCGTTTCGAAGAACGCTCGGTCGAGATCAGCTTGATGCTCAATCTCCGCTCTTTCCTCTACTGGAGCGTTCTTGAGTGTCGAACTGCCAAGGTGAAAGTAGGGTACGTTCGCCTTCATCATGGGGATTCCAAGCTTCGCTCCGCGAACATGATAGTCCACATCTGAGGCGTAGAATTTCATGCCTTCATCAAATCGTCCGATCTTCTCCCATGCCTCGCGCCGGATTAAGAATGCCGAAAAGTCTGGACACGGTTGCAGCGGCATTCTCTTCGCTGGTTCCTTGATCGCGTCCATCTTATCCACGGCAACTCCAGTCACAAAGGGAGCTTCGTAAGAAAGCAGTTCGCGATAAAACCAGTGCGGCAGGATCACGTCGTTACCGATAACAAGACAATGCTCTGCTTCTGCCAAGAGAAGCGTGAGTCCGAGGTTCCATCCTGTGCTGACTCCATGATTGTCGGTAAACTGACAAATCAACACCTTGCACTTCTCTAACCACTCCACGGTTCCATCGGTTGAGCCGTTGTCGATGACGTGGGCTTTGGCTTCGACTCCCTGTTGATAGACGGATTCGATGGCAAGCGCTGTCAAGTTGAGGTTGTTGTGCGTAAGCGTTAACACTGGATGCTTTGTCATGGTGCCTCATAGGGTAGAACGTCTTTGTAGTGGTAATAAAGCCAACGATGCGCGGCTTCGATATCTTCTCGGACAATGGAAGGACTCTTGCCACCAAGATGTTCGCAATCCACTCCAACGAGACGGTTGCGGAATCCCTGGCGGCGAACTTCCATAGAAATCCAGTAGTCATAGCACCAGTAGTTGATCGGGGTTCCATCCGGCCAACCCCCAGCCGTTTCTAGAATGTCGCGACGAACGAAGATCGCTAATCCGTCGAACACAGCAACGTCACGCTCCCCCGAGAAACGTGAACCGTGAAGCTCAGCCGTTCTCATGTTCGACATAAAATTCTGGCGAGCAAATTGTTTCATCTCGTAAGGTTTGTTGTACATTTGGGGATCGCCGTGTCCGGTCGCTCCAGCAAATCCAACCATACCGATATTTGGATCATTGAACTCTTGGAGCACGCGCTGATCCCAGTTTTTCTCAAAAATCATTACGTCGTCATGCGCGTAGGCGATAATTTCCTCACGAGTGTTCTGGAGTACTTGGTTGTAGGCTTCCATCAGGGGCTTCTCAAACACCATGTACGCCGGGTAGGACCGCGAGGCCGTTGCGTACCAGCTTCGCACGCACTTGCCCCAGTCTTCCCAATGCCGAGTAGCTAGTGAATGAACCATGCTTTTCATGCCCGTCTCCTAAACATAATGTCGTTGTGATCTTGAATCGGAGTCTCCTGTTGAAATCCTTGTGATGCGAGATAGTCGATGACCTCTTGCGCGGAGAATCCGCCCTCATAGAGAGACACACGAGAACATTCGATATTCAAAAAGTCAAATGCTTTCAGTTTGTGTCCAAACCCGCGAATCACCTGCATCTCCATGCCCTGTGTGTCCACAACTAGGGTGTCGTAACCGGATAGGTCAATACCAAGAGAATCGAAGCGAACAATAGGGCAAGATTGTTTCCCGATGAATGTGTACGGGCCAGAGTATTCCCGTAAGAATGAACTGCCCATTCCGTCGCCTTGGGTCACGTTCAACCAAGATTCGCTAGGAGTATCGCCCAAGGCGCACTGCATCAACGTCACGCGATCATCCTCGCCATATTTGTGCAGGAGTTCTCCAAATGCGCTATCGAGCGGTTCAAACGCAAGAACTTTCTCCACTCCCATCGCCAGATAGAACTGGATCTCGTAACCGTCGTTCGCGCCAACGTGAACTACGCCGCGAATCTTCAAGCTCTGCTTGGTGAAGTGCTTGATTTCGACTTTCTCTGCCGCCTCTTCCGGCGTCATGCCGCATCCGTTCTGGCCAATATCCCTAACCCTTCGGAGTCGTAGTAGTTGTAGAATTTCCGTCCGAAGATTTGAGAGAGATCGCCAACTGCCCGTCTCACTTCGGTAAAACTGATCGTGTCATGAAAGATCACGCATTCGGCCCGCGTGAGCGCAATCGCTCCGCAAGCAAACGTGTCTTCGTAGGTGTGCAGAATATCAATGTGAATCAGTTCGGGTTGAAAGTAGTGGTAGGTAAAAAACCTCTGGTAGCTTTCTTTTCGCAATTCGATGTTCGGCCAAGGTTCCAACGTTTTAGCGGTCGTCTCCAACATGGGAGCCGTTGTACCGGCAAGCAGATCGCCCTCGAAAATATCGACGCCGATTACTCTGCGAAAGTGATTTGCGAGCGCGGCAGTTGAGTACCCGTGCCACACGCCAAACTCCAAGGCAAGGTAACTCTTGCCTCCGCAGAAACGTCGAATGATGTCGGGGATGATCCTCTCCAGACCATTCCAAGACGTAGGAACGTTTGGCAAGCGATCATGTTCCACAACCAACTTTGGAACATAGGGGAAAATTTCTACTGACATACAAGACTCCTTTCACGCATGAACCCAACTCGGCGGTAGATTTTTCGTAATTTCAATGTCCTTAAACTCTTTGCTCTGCCGCGCTCCGTGTTCCTTCACCCACTCAGCCATGCGTAAAAGCGCAGCCATGTGCGAAAGGGATTTTATTTCCCCGAATACTCTTTCTAGTTTTGAATGATCGCAAAATGCTTTGGCGACTTCTTGACGCACATCGAAACGTGCGACTCGCCACGGGTACTTCATCACGGTCGCTACGTCTTCGGAGAGTTGGTTGACAGTTATCGGATAATCCGATCCGATATTGAAGGTTCGATTCAGCGCCTTCGGATTATCCACGCACTCCGAAATGATGGGAGCGACGCCACCAACGTAACTGAAAGCCCTCATTTGATTCCCGTTGCCGAAGATCGTCATCGGCTCGCCCTTGAGACACTGATTCATAAAGATACCCACAACGTTGCGGTACTTGTCTCCAATGTTCTGCCGCTCTCCGAATACGTTGTGCGGTCGGAAGATCACGTAGGGTAATCTGAACATCTTGTGACTGATCTCAAGTTCACGCTCGACCGCGTACTTGGCAATACCGTAAGAGTCTTCTGGCATGGGAATCATTTCTTCTCTGAATGGAACCTGCTGCGATCCGTACACGGCCATGCTCGACGTGAACACGAAACACTTAACTTCGTAGTTGACGGCGCAGTTGATGAGGTTCACCGACCCAAGGAGATTATTCCCGTAGTTGAAACGCTTGATGAAATGTGAAAGACCCTCGGCTGCATAGCAAGCAAAGTGATACACGTAATCAGGTCTGACCTGCTTGAAAAGTTCCTCGACAAGAACGGGTTCTGTGATGTCCCAAGGAAAGAACTCTGCTTCTTTCGGTATGTTCTCTTCAAATCCTCCGCTAAGATCATCGACCACCACAACGCGATGTCCCATTGTCAACAGATGATCCGCGACGTGCGATCCGATGAACCCTGCTCCCCCGGTTACGAGTGAGACTGGTTTAAACATGCGGCTCCTTTCCGAAACCACGCTTCCCAACGCGGCCAGTTATTTTTCCAATCAAGATGCGGCGGGAGAGTGTACCGTAATCCAGATGGAAGAGAAAGAATAGCGTTCACCCAATCTTGCGGTGAGAAAACAGGCCGCACGCAACTGTAGACTCCTTCTGTGCGAAACGTCCCGGTTGTAACCAGTATTTCTTTCGGCATGTGCTCTGGCGCTCCACCATAGTTCCCGTGGATGCACGGACAGCCGCAAGCAAGGCTCTCGAATATTGGGTATCCAAATCCTTCGCCTAGTCCAATTCCCAGAGTCACGTCACACGCTGAGTACAATTTCGCCATCGTATCATCGCTGAGATTGCCAAGTGAAATCAGATTGCCTTGGTTGAGACCAAAATCTGCGAGCAGGTAGGGAATAGACCAATGCCGGTCAAGTACGTCCGTGTGAATCCAAATGCGAATTTTGCGGGTCTTTGCCAACTCAGCACACGTCGCAATAGCAAGCCCGTAATCTTTCCTCGCCTGATTCGTCGCCACAATCCCAATCAACAATTCATCGTCCGGGATGGCAACTTGCTTGCCGACTGCCATTTGACCGAACATTTGCCGCTGCCGTGCACGAGGCCGGGGAAAAAAAACGCTTGTGTCGATACCGTGAGGGAGTTGGTCAAGATCGCGCTTCGCGGATTCTTTTTCGCCAAGCGTGTTGAAAAGTATTCCTGTGGCCCACTGCGAATAGCAGAGCACGCGGTCATAGCCCATTAAGCATTCTTTCAACATCAGAGACAGCCGATCATTCGGCCCAGTCGCATCTATTGGGAAGTATCCCCATCTTTTGAAGGGTGCTTTTTCAAGGAAACGCTGCACGGGTGGAGCGGAACACGTCTCAGGCCGTGCCAACCACAACATGCGATGAGGATCGTAGATGCTAAAAAATATACCTTTCTGATCCCCCGCAAAATCCTTCCACACTTCCGGCAGATCGTGAATAATCCATTCATTGTTTTCTTTCCATGAATACTGAGGGAAAAAAAACTTGCTTGAACCGCTGCCACCGTATCCGATGGTCGCTACTCGAAATACGTCTGAAAGATTCGCGTAAATACGAGTCGCAAGATCGCGTGTGATCCGTGCTAGGCCGGTAGGAGCGGAGATCGCATCAGAGAAGATCAAAAGGGGAATGGGTTTCATTGTCTTTTTAGTTTTCTGTCTTGGATGCGAATATTTTTTTTAAGCGTTGATCTCAACAATGTACCGGATATTCCCATCGTTGCTTGTAACGCCCCTACAAAGCTACGGCGAACTTTTATCATCTCTTTTTTGATTTTTGGGTTTTCTTTGCCGACTTGCTCACAAAGAGCAGCCATCTTCACTAAGCACACCTGAAACGGATCAGCAGCATCTATTGGGTTCATTTTTTTGGCCCCATGATTTCGTTTATCAGGTCTTCGCCTGCATTCGCAGTCGCTTCGTAGGCTTCCTGTACTTGAAAGCTCTCGGCGCGATAGCGTTTCTTTTTCGCTTCCATGTAGTCAAGGCAATGCAGCGCCGATTCTGCCGCTTTCTTGTCGGCATTGGATTTGTGAGAGGAAATCAGCACGTCCTGCAATTGCTGCCGAAGACGTTTGCGAACCACATCCTCGCGCTCAAGGTAAGCGTGATCTTCCGCTTCGTTGTCCCGCGCTACTTGCTGGCGTAGTCTCTTTGCCCACATATCGTACTCTGCCGCATGATGAATCTCATGCTTCAGGTAGCCGCTGTGCTCAAAGGTTGAAGCAAAGGCATCGTCCATACAAAAGCAGAGAATCCGTCCCGTGTCGATGTGGGTAAGGACGCATACGCGCTCTTTGTGCGCGATCTGCGCTGGACGGCAAGAGGCGGGCAAAATCAGGTCACTCATACGGTGATGGTGTTCTCCAAATAATCCATGTTGATCGGCGGCATCTTTTCGTTTGGGTTGCCGTACTTGGCCTGCTGGCGGTTCACAAGAACGTCTTCGCCGTGCGATGTGAAGTACGCCATCGCAATTGCTCGCAGGTTGTCATCGTGCTTTCCGCTTTCGTGATCGAGTTTTGTTTTACCAGAAATAGATGTCTTTCGCACCCATGTCTTTAACTGCCGCAAGGTCATGGGATGGCTGATTTTGAGCCACCCCCCTTGCAGCGCATCAGTGAATCGGTTGAGCAACATCGGAACGCTCCAGGCATTTGAGAACCATCCGATCTTTTTCGCGTGTTCCTTGTTCACCACCTTGTCATCGTAGGTGTGAAATCTGTGGTGCCAGAAAAATCCCATGAGCTTGAGCTGGAACTGGCAATCGTCTCCGTATCGAGCGCGTTGTTCGATAATGAATTTCACGCCACGAGGGTCTTTCGTGTGCGCTCGCTGATAGTACCATTGGCCATAGTAGGCTGCTAGACACGCTGCAATCGAAACCATCTGCGGAGGGTTCACGCCATTTGATACAAATGTTGCCGCCTCTTCGTCACGCTCCATGCCCGTGTGATTCTCAAGTACCGTACAGACCGAGCGATCTTCGTCTGGGTAGCCAAGTCCGTCTGCCGTATCGATCCCGATGGAATAATTGCAGCCCTCTTCTGGATGCTTAAAAATCAGAACCTTATTGAAACAAAGCGTGTCATCCGTGTCCTTAAACTCTCGTAGCGGCACCATCTCCCAGAAATTCATCTGACCGCTTTTCGACTTCCAAGACACCGGGATGCGCGGCTTTGTGTCGTCAATCTCTTCCGGCTCCGGTTCGTAGGGTTCAATGTCCTGACCGATCAAAACAGACTTGCCGCAAATCGCATAAGATTCGTATTGCTTTTCGCTGCGGTTCCGCACTTCGTAGATCACATCTTCCGAGAACACGAGATCGTCTTTTGACTGTAAGGCTTCGTCATCGGTCACGGGGTATTGCGACAGGAAGACTTTGATGGTGTGGCTTTGAACCGCTTCTCTGTATTTTGTCTCCCAAAACCATGCCTGCTCGGGCGGCATTGCCCAATCTCCACCCATGATTCGCGCCAGGTAGTCAGTCGAGCGAATGTACAGCTCTGCCTTCCGCTGCATCCTCTTCGTCTCGTCCAGAGGTCTCCAAAGCTCAGGAATGGGGTGTTGGCGCAACCAATCGGGTTGCGGATAAAGGTCCGTAGCGCACGGCCACGTAATGAACATGCAAAGGAACCGACCACCATTTGCGCGTTCTGCTTTGTAGTAGCGCCATTTCTCGGCCTGCCAACTTGTCGAGTCTCCGCCAGTTCCTTCGAGCACAAAAAAACATTTACGCGAAGAGTGAACGGCAGGAAACAATCCTTCTTCGAGAACTTTCTTTGGTCGCGGGATGTCGGCAATCTCTGAAATATGCACCGCTGTGGGAGTCCAACCTTGCGCGATACCCATTGCCTGCGAGCCACTCTGAATCGAGAGAATCGAACCGTTCGACCATGATGGCGTTGATGCTTTTGTGGACACCTTAACCGGACCAAGCCAGAACGGTTGACGCTCCTCGCAGATTTCCAACATCCTGCCAATCAGTTCTGAGTTGGTCGCTTTCACTGAGGCCATGACCGCCTGCGTGTGTGGAATAAAATTCAGTCGGTGCTTGAACTTCATCGCCACTGCCGTCGTGATTCCGACCTGCCGACTCTTAATGCAGAACAGTTCTATCGCCCACTGATTTTCATCAAACGGTTCAAGTATCTTGTGAAAAATCTCTTGCGACTTCCGAGGCTTGTAGCGGAAGATTTCGTTCTGCTCATTGCAAATCCACGCGTATCGACTTTCCCAATATGCCGAATCAGCGAAACATAGAAACTGTTCTCCGATGATCCATTTCTGGATTTCTTTCTTCCGGCGCTCGGTCAGTCGCACGCCGTCTTTTATGTCGATATACTTGTTGGTCTGATTTTTTTCGATCTTGACAAGCGAATCAATGTAGTTTGAAAACTCTTCGACTTCCCCAATGGAGTGATACTGCGGTCGCCATCCTTCGCGTGCTTCAAAGGCGTCGATAGTCGCTGTGATGACCCGAGGCGAGTACATTTCAATCTTCAATCTCTAAAAACACCGGGGAGTTGGATTGACCCAAGGGTATGATCCCAATGAAAGCCCCAACTTCCCTACTGATGGCTTGCACTGCGTAACGCAAGGTGCGCGTATCCATACACGCTACGCCACTATGACCATCAGATTCCTTCAATTCCCACTCTCCAGCATCTTGCTTCGGTCGTGCTGCCACTTTTCCTGCCGGTCGGTAATCATCGGGAAAAGCTCGTTCACTTCTGGCGCGGTCGCTTCGCTGGCATCGTTTTGCTTGCCATCTTCCGGTTTCCCAAAATTGAAGTTGATACTCGGTCCTTTTGGAGTCTGCAAGAAACCAACCGCTTCGTGCATCATTCTTTTGGCTTGCACTGCTCCCGGCACCATCGCGTCTTGAATACTAGCGCTAACTAAATCTGGATGTGCATCGAGTGCACGCATAGCGCTTTTCTGCACTTGTGTGGCTTTAAATGAGAACATCATTGCACCCAATAGTTCCGCAAAATTACAATGCGCTTTGAGTGCAATCGCCTCAAAAGAAATTTGTTTTCGGTCACATGAAGGAATCGCATCGTATACCTTCAAAAAACTGACTACGGAAGGTTCTTCTGAAAACCTTATTGCGTCAAGAACGGATCGCCGAGTAGGAAAATAGGACGTGATATTCGGCACGGTCTCAACTTGGCTTGGTTTGATTCCCGTCCCTTTCAGGAAACGGAGGAGCGATGCGTCCCGTCGCGGTAGCCGCCGCAGTGCCACTTTCTTCGAGCCGCTTAGCGAACCTAGAAGGGCCAGCCGCGCTCTCCGTTTCCGCGATCCATTCGTCAGTCGGTTTGTCGTTGTACTGCTCGCGTCGTTCGTCGGCTCGGATAATTTCTGCATCACGTTTCACCTTCGGAGCGGGAAATTGTTTGTCGAACTTCTCTCGCTCAAGTTTAAGCCATCCTTCCAAGGCGGAGGCAATACGCTCCATCGCCCGCGTGTCACGTGTGAATTCGTCTTCAATGCTCATGACTTGACCTTTCTCGGGGCGTATTTCAGGTGCTTTGTGACCTTCTTGCCGTCGATCACGGTCTGCACAGGAACGGCTTGGTCAGTCTCCTGGCGTAGTTGGTTAGGAGGCATCGGCTCGACCATCAAAGTCGCCTCCACGGTTTCCGGTTCGCTCTCTGAAGCCAATCCTGAGTCGAGTTCGACCGTAGCAGCTACGTTGTTGCTAACGTCTGGACGTGCAATGTCGGTTAAGATCATCTTGACGAATACCTCTATCCTTACTTTGGCGTAAGAATTTCCAAGGCTTAAGTGGCAGTTCTTTTGCATACACTCGCGCAATTTGAACAGCGTTGCTTCTTGAATCTCTTCGCCGTTAAGAGGGAGCGGGATGCTCTTCTCCGATTCCATCACTTCTTCTCCGGCTTCTTGGTGGCATCATCAAACTTTTTAGGAACCGGACGCAAGGCAATCCTGCCCACAGCCACATCCTTGCACTCGGGAAGTGTGGGACCGTCGCACAAGGAATACTCTTCGCCGGTGATCTTCCGAGAACTGTAAACCTGCGAAGCAAGCTCTTGGAGTTTTTTCTGGGCATCGTTTGCACGCTGATATTCGGGCATGCGTTGCAAGAGGGTTTGCAACACCTGAGATGCCGTGAGTTGCTCTTTTTGAGCGGCCAATAAACCAATTTCTTCCTCTGCGGAGATCGCTGCGACCGGCTTTGTTTCCTGCTTTTTATCCTGTGTGACCGCTTGGACGAGTAAAATACAGAACAACAACACTAACGCGTAAAGCATTTTCATTTTCAATTCTCCTTGTGTCGTTCAACAAGAGCTTCAAATTCGTTCAGGTGACGCAGCGTTGGCCGGTAAGTACCCCTCTCGATGTACTGTACTGCTCTCTGGCTGATCCCGAGACACAAAGCCAACATCCCCTGACTCATTCTCTTCGCTTTCCTGAATCGGCGGAAGCGGACAGCGGCGGAGATCATGCGGATTGATTTCGGCATACATTTCCAGCCCCAAAAAGTCTAATTTCAGACTGGTAAAAATTGGGAACGGTTCACACAGCCCGCTCCCATCGCTGTCTCTTCCAGTTTCAGTTTGCGCTGAGTGTAAGCGTTGCCGACACCGCAGGCGGTGGAGGCGGAGCCTGAACCGTCAAAATGTCACTGGCGGTAAGATTGTTGACTGGATCAGTTCCGCTAATGTTCGCCGTGCCCGCCGACACTCCGGTTGCAACTCCGGTCACAGGATCAACGGTTGCTACTGCTGTGTTATCTGACGTGAACGCAGGCGTTCCGGCATCGGGCACTACCACACCCGTACCGCTTGGCCCCGACCACTCTTGGAACAACGAATTCGCTGTCCCGCCGACAAGGATTGTTGCTGCCATAGCAGGTTTCCTTTCTATAAACAATTCGAGTGTAGCCGATTGTGGACGATGCAGAAAGTTCCAAGTCGCATCCACCCGCTCAAGAATCAGGTCCAACTCGGAGATGATGATGTTCTCTTTGTCGATAATTTCCTGAGTCCTGTCGTGCGGCATTGTCGCTTTGAGTTTGTTGTGCGAGACGATCAAATCGGAGAGTGCGCCTTCGATGAACTTGTTGTGCGTGTTAGCCTCTTCCTCTAGCCAATGATGGCAGGGACTCTCTCGGAGACCGCAAACGGTACATATAAAACTGAACACCGGCATCACACATCTCTTTTCTGTGAGGAGACGACAACTGCATCCCCGCCCCTTTCCTCACTGCAACACCCTAGTGCTTCAGCGAGAAACGATGGAAGCCAATCCTTCTGGGTCATGTTCTCTTCCGCACATCTGATCCTGATCGCCTTCAAAAGTTCATCGCTGACCTCAACGTTGATGTTCGGCACATGCACACCTTAGTACACTTAGTACGACGTGTCAAGCTAGAACTTCGCGCACCAGGCCTGCTTGCCATCCTCGCTGACAAGCCGGACTTGGCTTAAATCGACACACGACCACTCCCTGTTTGGAATGCACCCATATCCACCGCCGCCGTAAATACCAATCTGAGTATCGGCTGGACAATCCCACCAATCATTCACAAGTATCACCTCGTGGTGGATCGCCGGAACGACCATCGGGGCGGGCGGTTCCCAATGTACCACAGTGACCTCCGGTGCGAGCAATGAGCAAGGGGGCAACACAAATACCGGCATCCCAGTTGGAAAAACAGCCGACGCCAATAATTCCGGCTCTGGCAGCGGCAGTGTGGGATGGCGGGTCACGGCGGGTAGGCAATATTCGTCCAACATCTGCCTCCATCCATACCCCGTACGCTGTGTACAAACGAAGTCCCCAGTACCTTGCCCCCACCCGACCGCTGCCAGCAGCAGCACAACGCACAAGAGTCTCACATTAGGCCCCCTTTCTTGAGAATCTCCTCAAGGTGGTCTAGGCGAGCATTCGCCATCCATCCAAGGAGTATTCCTATTAGGGCAAGAAACAACAGCACCCAGTCCGTTTTAACTTGTTCGTTCACGTCTGCTCCTTCCCGGCTACCTGCTCCAGCGCAGCCTCGAATCCGCAATCGCACGGTAAGGGTTTAACTCGTGGCTTTTTCGTTGCACATTGAGCCGTATGTGTTCCAAACTCGCAGAGCGCTTCTGTCAGGCTGCGTACCTGCTCCTGGTGCTCCGCGACGGGCATATACTCTATTCCGCCCCACGTAACTCGTTGCAGTTGCTTCTGGAGGCTACGTACCTGCTCGCGTAGCCTCTCAGCCTCCTGATAGGCATTCGCGACGGGCATATACTCTATTCCGCCCCACGTAACTCGTTGCAGTTGCTTCTGGAGGCTACGTACCTGCTCGCGTAGCCTCTCAGCCTCCTGATAGGCATTCAAATAGCATGTTTGAAGCGCGGCATATTTGTCGCTCAGTCCCTCCGCTCCAGCATAACGAATGTCGTGGAGCACGTCTGTGGATGTCCTTGGTGTATCCGGCACAGTATTTCCGATCTGATTCTCTGGTTTCTCTGCTACACTCGGCGGAGTGTTGCTCAATCCCTCCGCTGGCGGTGCGGGCGCTTGCTCGACAGCCACGTGACAACCTTCACCAGAACTTAGTGGCAGGTGGCAAAGCTGGCATACGTCGAGTTTGAAATCGTTCGACGTGGCGCTATTAGTGAGTGCGGGTGCTTGCTCGTTGTGCCAGTGCCAAGGGTCGCCGCACATTTCACGAGGCATTCCCTCGATCCACTTGTAACCACAGTGGCACGTCGGGCAACTCTCGGGCGCTTGCTTGGATGGATCAGTCATAGCACACCTCAATTTTGATTATGCGTGGAGTTTTTAGGTATTGCTCGCGTTTCCATCGTACTGCCGCAGGATAGGTGAAAAATGTCGCGGGCACGCCGAGGTTCCTCTCAGTGATAGTGCCGTCTGGAAAGACAAGCACCCATAAATAACCCTTCCTATTCACGTTTCCTCCTCTGCTCGCTCGTGCTCTCCGCTGCGCCCGCAAGTCCCGAAGACTCTTATGCGGCTTTAGAGACCGCTAGCAATCTCGCACCGAAGCGGGCGCACCGCAAAGCACGAACCGCGCTACTCACTTATGGGCTTACAAATTCTCCGTTGGACGGATCGAGACCATAGCCATCCGGCATTTTATATTTCCGTCGAAGGAGTTCAACTTCCCATGCGGGATCGCCCATTGGCATCCCGCCAGAAAGAAACATTCCTGAAACTCTTTGCGCGGTTTTCACACATTCCAATTCTTCCGTCGTCACAAACTTGCCCGTTCTTTGCATAATTCCTCCATGCGCCCGCTATCGCCATCTCCCGCGTTCACGCGCCTGCCCCGGTTTTGCGATACAAGTTTTCGCCGATGTCGTCAGTCCCTACTATTTCATACTCGCCTTTTTCTACAAGCGGCATAATCGCCTGAGTCATTTCTATCGCTAATTTTGCGACTCTAATCTGATCTGCACTTGGTTCTTCTATGTTGAGACGACAGCACGATTCCTCGATAGCTAACCGAATGCCGGAACGATACGGTTCAGTAAAACTATCGGCCATTGCTGTAATGTGGGCAAAAAGACGTTGTAACCTTTCAATGCTAATTGGCTCCTTCATAGATCACCTCACTTTCTATCTGCGGGCGTGCCCCCGCTCTTTGTGCGCTATCGCCCTCTCCCGCGTTCACGCGCCCGATTCCGGGATTGCGCCAGATTGCTCCTGTCCATTGAGCCGACCTCGGCTGCGTTAGTCTATGGTGGTCACGATTTGACACGCACAATAAGTTAGTAGCGCGATTCCGGCAGAAAGCATGATGATTGGTGGAATATATTCCCAAGAATAACCTGAACCACCAATTTCTACGATCTTCCCAACCATCGCCAGACAGGCACTAGCACAGCCGATGATGATAAAGGATAGTATCAGTCCAATAACTCGCGTTGTCATATTGTCATTCTCCTTTCCTACGCTGCGGGCGTGCCCCACGAACAGATGCCGCTTAAGGGAGAAGCATCCTCGCCTTGCACGCCCGCTGGCTCTAACCGTGCCACACTCGGGTAGTTTATATTGCCCGCTTCGCATTCTGCGGGAACCGCTATCACGCACGCACGGTTAAACTCATTTACCCTTCTCCCCGACAGGTTCGTAACTTGCTGCGAAAATGTCGGGCTTGCACGGATAAAATTCTCCTCGAATCCCTCTGATTATCCAGTCACCGCTTGAAGCGAAAATGAATCCCTCCATCGTGGCAATACGTAATATTTTATGATCGCTGCCGTCGTAGTTCGCTGAAGGACAGAACTTGCGAATCGTGCGTAAATTATTCCCGGTCCAGCGAACTGCTTCTTTTATCAGTGGCCTCGTGCGAAACTTAGCCATTGCCCTACTCCTTCTCTGCGGCTATCGAGGTTCTGTGTGGCTACTCCTCCAAGATAAATTCCAGTGATCCGAAAAACGTTGTGCCCTGCGAGAACTACGTCACCTACTTGCATTATGTTTTCTCCTTTTTCCTGCTCGCTATCGCTCTCCCATCCCGCGTTCACGCGCCGACCCCGGTTACTGCACTATTGGGTGTGTTGGATCAAAGGTCAGATCTCCCGGCCTTGGCACTGGCATCACCACCTTTCCTACCCTGCCCGGCGTGCCCCACGATGCTCCTGCTTGCGGATCGCCTGCTCGACTTCATTGACGAATTTCCCCGCAACTTCGAGCTGCCGCAAACCTGCATCAGAAACACATGAGCGGTTTCTTAATTCAAATAGTTCGTCATACTTTGCGGCAGCAATTTTGATGTCAGCTTCCTTCTGCTCTCGCCGCCCAGCCTCGTAGCCGACCTTGAATAGATCGATTAATAATCCCGCTTGCTCCTGCTCGTCCAGTGGCCCCAACTTCGCCATAATCCTGTCCGACGGCGCTTTTCGCTGCTCCTTCGTCAGTGACATCCTTCCTCCATTTTCTGCTTTTGCAAGCCGGACACTCCAGCGGCTTCTCCGTCCTTCCCAACCATTCATGCCCGCATTTTTTACATGTCTGTTTCATGTTTGATTATGATTATCATAATCCTAATCCGATCTCAAGTAAAATTTTTATTTTCTGCGAACCAAGAGAAAAAACCCGTCCACGCCATCGCGCCGACGCCGGGGTGCGGACAACCTTTCTAACCCGACAAGGTGCCGGAAACGGGCCGATTACTAACTTAGAGTTATGCGTATCATCCTTCAGTGACAAGCACTTAGCGGTGACAAGACACCATAACAGTACCGAATGACGGCGAATCGACCGACAATCGACCGCGAATCACCGACAGATCGGAAGCAACATCTAACCTCAGCGCTCGGCAAACTTCGCACGATGGGCGAATAGAACGATAGGCAACTATGCAAAGGCCTTTTGACTGGCACGCTGATAAAGGATGTGGTTCAATTGAACGTTCCACGTGGAACATAGCGAGGGGATATGCTGAAAGGACGGACGAAAGGACACCGAACCATTGAATGCTCGCACTGCCATCGGGTTAAAGACACGGTAGGAACGTATTGTAAGCACTGCCGGTCGGAGTATTCAAACGAATGGCAAAAGCTTCAAAGGATGGAGTTAAAGCTTGCCAGGGCGCAGCTAAAGGCGATTAGGGGGCAATCTGTAGAGGATTCGCAAGAGGATAGGGAGCAAGATAAAACCCCAGAGGGTTAGAGGTCTCTAGAGATACCAAGGAGCAAGACGCGGCGCTAATCGTCTGTCTAAATTCAGACACGGAGATTTCCACAGGAGTGTAAAACTTACCTATTGACAAGATTCCAGCGTTCGATTACATTCTAACCATCGGACATATCCGATAGAGCGAGGATGAGAGATGACAAAGGGTGAATTGAGACGGGCGCGCCGCGCTGCGCGTGCCGAAGGTAAACCGTTGACGGGCGAATTAGCTCTCCCGCAAGATAATCGACATGACAAGCAAGTATTCTCTGAATCACCGCGAGGGTATCGGGCGCGTGAGCGATGGGCACGTTTCTACGATGAATTGAATGGCGCGCCTGAAAGCGATTACGACAGATAGTTACGGCCAGATGCGGCCCATTTGCGGGATGGCTGCATCGGGATACAACTAACATCGGAGGAAACGCTAAAATGACGATCATCGAAGTTTGCCCCGCTACTAATGGTCCTACCCGCTGCCAATTGCCGATTGGGCATTGTGGCCCACATGAAGGCCCGAAGCACTTGTACCTGCCTGAGATGCCAAGGGTGCGTTGGTTTGACTGCATTTGTCATGAGGGCTTCGGGATGAATCTTAGTTGCCGACAACATGGACCGGAGAGCGGGGAATGGTACGGCAAGGTATAGCCTCAACCTCGGCCCTCGGCACAGCGGGGGCCGGTGATGCGGCTACACAATTCAGACGAAGGAGCGACTATGAAAACGAGTGACGCGGTAACGCAGTCCGTTGAACGTTGCGACAAGCAAACACCTTACAAACGGCACGATTGGTACGAGGCGCCACAAACCGAAACCACTAACGCATACTATGCCTGTCGAACGTGCGGGTACTTGGCACCACGTAAGGAAGAGAAGAGAATTGAAGCGATCTTGCATCTGCGCAAGATACTACCCAAGGGCAGCACGGTGTATACAATCCTCAAGCATGTTAGCCGAAGCGGGATGACGCGGGGGATTGATTGCTACGCGCTGTCAGTCGAGGGCGGCCCATGCGTCGCTGGACATAACAACGGCACGTATGCGGTGCCGATCTGGATCACATCTTGGGTTGGTCACGCGATTGATTCTCCCCAGCCTATTGACTACTGGCGCAAGTCAATGGGCCTCAAGGTCGGTGGATGCGGAATGGACATGGGGTTTCACGTTGTCAACTCGCTATCCTATGCGTTGTACGATGACGGATATGCGCTCAAACACGCTTGGCTGTGAGCTTTCGGCAGTGTCTAATTGCCTCGCTCGCGGGAAGAATGGAGGGACAAGGTGAGCATTATCAGGATGGGTATTGACGACGACAACACGGTAAAGATTACATTCGCTTGCGGTCATCCTGGTGAAACCGTGAAACGCTGCGCGGAATCGTATCGAGAGCGATGGTGCGATGACTGCGCTAGGGCCAAGATGCCGCAAGCGGTTGAATGCTTGCGCGAATTGATGCAGAAGAACGGTGACTGGCTAGGCCCGAATCTAGGGCCAATTGGAGCGGTCATCTATGTCCGGCAGTGCCGGGGCTTTCAGGGCATCGTTGCGTGGTCTGGTTTGGATTGGATGTTTGACGCGCTGGAAGGAGTCGAACCAACACGCAAGATCACGCCGTACATTGAACTGTTTGAGAAGATCGAGCTTTCGGCAGCTCCTGGCCTCGCTCGCAAATGACTGCCGACCATAGCGGGCCTCGCTCGTGAGGCTCGCTTGGTGAGTGGTCCAACGAAAGGCAAACGAATGACGAACCAAGCAGCACAAGAACTAGGACGACTACGCTGGAAGGGAATCACGAAAGCGGAACGATCCGCACTCGTACCCCACAACGGCGGACGCCCAAGACTCTATCCGCCTTGCACGAAACACAAAGGACGACACAGCTTCAAGAACGGTGTGTGCGATTGCGGAGTAGTTAGAAAATAACAGTTGACGGAAAGGATACTGAATTTATGTGCAAAGCCTTTAGCTGTATCGTTGACCGAAATGCCAAGGTCACTTGGAAACTAGGCGCGGATTCTCACGAATCCCTACTCGCCCTAACTTCGTTGAAAGACAACACTGCCGATCCTGCTTTGATGACATTCGCAAGAGTAGAGATCACGCCAAAAAACGGCGATTACCTGTTCCCAGACGTTTGGGAATTGAAAGTGGATCAAGCAATTACTCCAACTTGGTTCACCGAAAAGCACAGAACTGCGGCAACTGCTGCTCACGGAAAATGGTTAACAAAGCTCGACAAGTTTCTTGTGAGAAAGAAGATCGTCCATCCTTTCAATATCGTGCCTCCATCGGTCATCACAAAGCAGCATATCAATATGCTGCGGAAGTGGGCCAGCGTGCGGGACAGCGTGCGGGCCAGCGTGGGGGACAGCGTGGGGGCCAGCGTGCGGGACAGCGTGTGGGCCAGCGTGTGGGACAGCGTGCGGGCCAGTGTGTGGGACAGCGTGGGGGACAGCGTGGGGGACAGCGTGGGGGCCAGCGTGCGGGACAGCGTGTGGGCCAGCGTGTGGGACAGCGTGCGGGCCAGTGTGTGGGACAGCGTGGGGGCTTATATTGGATCATTTTTCATTTTGCCCGTCTGGAAATACGTTAAACATCCTCGCGACAAGTATCCGTTTGCGCCATGCGTTCAGCTTTGGAACATCGGCCTCGTTGCATCCTTTGACGGAGAGACATGGCGCTTGCATGGGCACAAGAATGCCAGAGTTCTATTTCAGATCACAGCGGAAGATTTAAAGAAATGAGCAAAAACGAGATCGTAAAACTCTTGCTGGCAGGAGTAGAGTCGAAATTGATTGACGCTCGCCCTGGCGCTAGAAGTTTGTGGCTTGGACCGGCAAGAGCTACGAAAGCGAGACTAAAAAAGCGAAGGGAGAAGAAGTATGTCATTACAATTGAATCACATCAACGTCAAGGTCGTTGAGATGCCGCGCCAATCATCCATTCTCGACACAGATTACGAAGAGGAGCCGCGCAGAAAACGATTGCGAGAATTGCAGAATGTGGATTGGTTTGTGGCTTGTGCCTGGGGCTGCACTGGGTTGGTGATGGTAGTTTGGGCGCGAATCATTTACTTGGTTGGCCGCGATCTGCTCTATTGGTTTTCCACTAGGATGATGCGGTAAGTCTCACAGAACTTCGCTAAAACGGTATCTCTGCGTCTTCCAAATATTCTGAAACTGGCAGCGTAGAACCCGGTGGGAGTGGAGGCAATTTGCTCTTACGATCCAACAATTTAAGCCGTCTCTCGTCTTCGTAGAATTGCTCCACGGTGTCCGGTAATCCTTGCACGAATTGGTCAATGGAAATCCACTCATCTAGCGCCTGCCAGCGGTTTTCTTTCTTGCGCCAAGACTGGATCAGGATCAAGCAACCAGAAAGAATGCAGAGCTTTGCTTCGGCGCTGGCGATGATCTTGTTCCGGCGTGTTGCGTGATTCGCGGACGAGGTGACTTGAACGAAAACGACTCCTGATTCCATGTCAAAATTTCGGCGTTCCATAAATTCAGAAGCGGGGAAAAATCCGTGCATTCTTGGTCGAACCGCGATAAGATCGAAAACGTTCCAGAGATCGTGAGCGATGTCAATCATCTGCCGAGAACCGCATGCCTTGCATGGCTGAGACTTTGGTGCGGGGAATCTTTTCCGGCGCTCGACTGAGCCGGTCAGATAACCACGACTACGCAAGAGTGCTTCGGTCCTACGCTGGAGATCGCTCATTGTCCATGCTCCTTTCGATGGCAAAGGCCGCAAAGCCCCTTGCACGATTCAAAACTATCGTCGCGCTTACCACCACCCATTCCACGGCCGTTTTTGTGGTGAACGTGGAAAGATTCTGGAAAAAATAACTCTACTGTGTAGCTAGTCATTCTCCCACAATCGAAACATCTGTATTTCTGTAAGAACCACAAGGCATTACGAAAACCTGTAATCGTCCTACCGTCCTTGGTCACCCGTATCGACATTCGCTAGAAGCTCCTCAAATGCCTGCTCGTAGGTGATTTCTTGACCATTCCGAGCGCGGCAGTCATCTAAGAACTTACGCCACTTAGAATACAAAGTAAAGTCTAAATTTAGACTCAACCTGAGACGGGTTTCGATGATTGCTAGTGGAAACTCTTTTGCCACCTTTTCGCGAAAGACTTTCGGCTTGGCCCGAGCTGCTTGCTGCACGTCTGGATCGCGTTGCAAGGCCGCTGGGAGCTGCCGGTAGATTTGTGCGGAGCCGAGCGACATCTGCAAGATCGACTCACCGGCGTTCGGACTGGTTTCCTTGTACAAAGTCTTGTAAGCGTAGATACTTGATCGGTCATAACCTGAGAGTAGTTCAATTTCCAAGATGCAGGCTCCCATAGAGTCGTAGCCCAAGGCTGTGTAATCCCGGTCACATTCCATCTGGACGACCAATCGGCCTATCCTGGCCCATATACGGCCCGCGTCCACAGCTTGCTTGCCAAGACTCACCAACTCGTCGAACCTAGCACGTGCGCGTCCTGGCACCGCTAATGCGTCGGGCGGGGCATCTGACGACGGAATCACAACCGCTGTCGCTATCACATTTTCCTCCATTGCAACTTTGCCGCAGGAATGATGGTTCCACACTCTGCGCAGCCATATTTACACTCACGCAGAATCCGATCCATCCTCTGTGGCCACGCTTCGAGAATGAAGTTAGAAATTTCCATCGGCAGAAGTCGCAGATCGGGGTGTTGACAGTTTTGGCACCTGGCTACCATGAGATCGAGAGGCTTGCCGTACTCACGCGAGATTGACATTTTATTCCTGTGGTTCTGCGGTCTTTTTCCAAGATTTCGTCTATGACGGTCATCTTCGTTCTGTAACACTTTCAGCGCTAACTTTGTCGCGTCCATCATTTGTCAAGCATTAAGTTCAGTTTGCTAAAATACCAAAGTTTGGCTATCAAAAGGGACACTCCTGTACCATCCAATCCTCCGGCAAACTGCGATAGTGTGCCGGTGTCCCACCTTCCCGAGTAGCGTTCAACTCTTTGTACATCGTTATGTACTCATCGTTTATCGGCTTACGACCGTGGGTTTTACGAATCGCCGAAATCCGCTTAACCAGCCACATCACATCGTTCGAGTTGTACCCGGTATCGTCCAGCGAGCAGTCGCGTCCCTCGGGTTCGTTTTCTACAAACCATGTTCGGAGAAGTTGTAACAGGTCAGAAAGGGCGGGAAGTGTCTTGGCGTTGCGGCCCCAACTGTCTAAAGCCCATTCAATCGCTGCCACTGGGTAAGGCGCGAGATCGTTGAGTAACTGTTCCATTCGCTCGCCGCTCATTGACCTGCCCAAGCGCAGCGCCATTGCCGTTATTGCGGCTAAGATTTTCGAGGATTCTTCTAGCGGCCTGAGCAGTGTTTGTTGCATCACGTTCGTCGAACGTTTCGCCTGATTTGGCATTGGGGTCTCTCCTGAATCTGTCGTGATTGTGAACTATGTACTCATCCAGTCGGGGAAGCCAGTAACCCGGTCTCTGGCGTGCTGGGATGTCGTCCGACTGCGCTATGTTTTTCAGCGCTAGCGCAAAATCGCGGTCGGTCATGTTGGGATTTTCTTCGAGAAGGGATTTGAGTTGGCGTGCTTCCATCGGTCCCCATCTAGGGTCACAGTCCCAAACCCAGTGGAACATGCGGAAGATGTAGTCCTTGAAAACTATGAAGCGCGTGTCTTTCGGTTCTGGACAAGTGAGAGAAAATTCCATTTTCCGATCTTCTAGGTAATCATCAAACTCTATTGCTCTTTTGAGGTCTCTGTCTAGTGGGTGCATTTGATCTTGCTCCTAAAAGTCATGCTTGATTCCAGAGCAGAGAAAAGGCTGGGTTAGGAGCCTTTTCTAACCATGCTGTCATCCGTCGCGTGGTCAGAGTACAGTTGCCTTGGCTACCACTGGCCCCCGCAGGGGTCAATCCCCCTAACGATGGGCAACGGCGTACACGCCTGCTGGCACCGACCGACACTCCCCGGAACAATCCTGGTTGCCTCGGCAGAATAATATTCTGGCAACTGGAAACCAAGTCGAATTTTCGAGAGGAGTCATGCGCCAGTGGTTCAGATGATCGGTTGGGCTGGTAGCTGGGAACCACTGGCGGTGAATTAACCAGCACGCCCAGCCCGCCCGAACTCGGAACTGCCAAAATTCTCCCCCAACTCGATTCCGTTGTCAAGAGCAAATTTGCATCTTTGAATTTTTTTGGCGCGGGGTCTGAGAGTTTTCCACAGCCTAAGTGATTGACGGTTGTTTGTTGGAGCCTACGCCCAAATTTCAGAAACAGGCGAAAGACCCTACGCCAAAATGAGAAATCGCCAGTGTTTATGCGGTCGAGGGGGCGAAAGCCAAAACTGCGTTTAGTAAAATGATCGTGTCAGATGGAGGTCTGACGTGAATGAAAAATCACCCCTCAGATTTTGAATCGCCATTCGGGGTTGTGATTCTAGCTGGCAATCACCGAGACGTGATCGCAAGTTGCAACTGGTGCAACTGGATCAAGACGACAGAACACACCGAGCGTAAACACTGGAGCGCAGCGTCTCGGGCACGAATGGGATTACAACTCCATGCGCTCGCAAAGCACAAAACCGAGACCTAGGAGTACACCCGATGACTCGTCTATCGGAACGGAAAACCAAACTTCGATTCACGACCGATGCGGAGGTGCGCTATCGTGGTCGCCTCCGCTCAGTTGTGGTTGAGGTGGATAACGGATTCACGGCTAGTGTGCGACTTGCCGGAACAAGATTGCGATATGAATTTAGCTGGCACGGGCTTCATGATTGGGCAGCGGACTTGTATGCACGCCGCGAGAGGGATCGGAAAAAGAAGGAGCGCGAGGAAAGGCGCAAGGCGCGACTGTAATTTTTCTCTTGACAGTTTTGTGTGTGTGTGCTACTTGTACGAGCGTGGCAAAACTAAAACAAGACGGCAAGCCAAAATGCCCGAAATGCACGAGCACAAACAGTTACGCTCGATTGGGTGGTAGCACTCGTGTCTGTCGGGCATGTGGAACCG